TACTTGTATTACTTGTATTACTTGTATTACTTGTATTACTTGTATTACTTGTATTACTTGTATTACTTGTATTACTTGTATTACTTGTATTACTTGTATCACTAATATCTTTATTAACTTTATCTGTGTAACTTTCTTCTGATTTTTTACCTTCATCTAGTTCATGTACTTCATCTACTTCAACTTCTTTATCTAATTTTTCTAATTTTTTGTCTTCATCTACTTCATGTAGTTTTAAATCATCAATACTAGTATCAACATTACTAATTTTATCACTTTCTGTTTTTTTTTCAAATTTATAATTTTTGTTAAATAATTTTTCTTTTATTGTTTTATAAATTTCTTTATTAAGATTTTCTTGTCCTTCTAATTCTTTAGATAATAAACTTTCATTTATCAATATAATAAAGTCTTCTTCTAATTTATCTTGATTACTATGTAATTCTATAATTTTTTTTTCATTTACTATTTCATTAAATTCTTTATTTGTATATTCTTTATCATAAATTTCTAACATTGACATATTATTATTATTAATTATAATATATAAATATTATTATTAATATAAAATTAATATATTTTAATACCAAACAATAAAAACTATTAATAATATAAAAAATATTTTTAATTAAATTAATTATAAATTGATAAAATAATAAATTAAATGAGTTTAAAAATAAAATAATAAATATTTGAACTAATTTAATATGGAAATAAATAGTCTATTTGAAACATTTTCTAAATCTAATAATGAAAGTAAAGTGACAAAAAAAAATCGTAATAAAGATTCTAATAAAACAAATATGAAAAATTTATGGAATCTTTTTGATGAAGAATGTGATTGTAATAAACAATCTAAATTAGAATGTATATATCGTTCAAATGTTAATGAAGTAAATGATAATGAAACATTTTGTTTACAAAACTTACAAAAAGAATTTTGTAATTTATGTAATAGTCATCTATTTGTGGGTGAAGATAATTTCTTAGTATGTCCAAATAAAAAATGTGGAATAATTTATAAAGATAATTTAGATCAATCTGCTGAATGGAGATTTTATGGCGCAGAAGATAATAATAGTGATCCTACACGTTGTGGTATGCCAATTAATCCATTATTAAGAGAATCTTCTTATAGTTGTAAAATTTTATGTCCTTCTAAATCAAGTTATGAAATGTATAAAATCAAAAAATATACAGATTGGCAATCAATGCCATATAAAGAAAAATCACAATATGATGAATTTCAATATATTACAAATATATCACAAAATGCAGGTATTCCTAAAATGATTATAGATGATGCTATGCATTATCATAAAAAAATTTCTGGTACAAAAACATTCAGGGGTGTTAATAGAGATGGAATTATTGCTGCTTCAATTTATATTTCATGTCGAGTAAATAATTATATTAGAACTGCAAAAGAAATTGCTGATATATTTAATTTAGATAATACTAGTGCTACTAAAGGTTGTAAAAATGCTTTATCAATTATTAATGAAATAGATAGAGAAAATCGTGATAATTCAGAAAATTCAGAACTTATTAAGTTAAATAAAACAACCCCTTTAACATTTATTGAGAGATATTGTAGTAAATTGAATATTAATAATGAGTTAACGCAATTATGTAAATTTATTGCTACTAAAATTGAAAAAAATAATTTAATTCCTGAAAATACACCTCATTCAATCGCCGGTGGAATTATTTATTTTGTTTCACAAACTTGTAATTTAAATATTAATAAAGCAACTATTAATAATATTAGTAAAATTAGTGAAGTAACAATTAATAAATGTAATAAAAAATTAGAACAACATAAAAATGAACTAATTCCTCCTGTAATATTAAATAAATATACTCAATAAATATAACTTTTTAATTATTATTTGTATAATTTTTTTATATTTAATATCTAAAATAAATATAAAAAATGGATAATAAAATTAATGAAAATATAATACCAAAAATTGTATTTATAGTTCCATATAGAAATCGAGAAAATGAAAAAACACATTTTTCAGTTTATATGAAATATATTATGGAAGATTATAATTTAACTGATTACGAAATTTATTATATTCATCAATGTGATAAACGTTCATTTAATAGGGGTGCTATGAAAAATATTGGATTTTTAGTTTTGAAAGAAAAATATCCAGAACATTATAAAAATATTACTTTGGTTTTTAATGATATTGATACTATTCCATATAAAAAAAATATTTTAAATTATGAAACTGAAAACAATATTGTTAAACATTTTTATGGCTATGAATTTGCATTAGGTGGTATTGTTTCAATAAAAGCATATGATTTTGAGAGAATAAATGGTTTTCCTAATTTTTGGGGTTATGGATATGAAGATAATGTATTGAATATTCGTGTTTTGTTTAATAAAATGAAAATTGATAGAAATGAATTTTATAAAATTAATTCACCAGAAATAATACAATTTAGAGATATTAATCATATTAAACAAGTAAATAAAAATGAAGTAATTAATTATAAAAATAAAAATATAAAAGATAATTTGAGAGAAATAAATAATTTAAATTATGAAATAGAAAAAAATATGGAAAATAATAATATTATAGCAAATAATCAATTTATAGTAAATGTAAATAATTTTAATACATTAATACAATTTAATAATAATTTTATGGATTTTAATGTAAAAAATGAGAGAGCAGTTTATGTAAATTCATTAAATAAAATAATACCAAATCATTTTATGATGAGAATTGGAAAAAAATAATTCATTATTCTACTGTAACAACTTTTGCTAAATTACGCGGTTTATCTGGATTTATATTTTTTGCTATAGATATTTCATAAGCCAAATATTGTAATGCAATAGTAAATATTATTTCATTATAATAATCACTTTTATAAAGTAAACAATAATTATTTTCGTTTAAATTTAATTCTTGAATAATTTTTAATGAATTTGTAATAACAAATATATTGGTCTCTCGTCCTAATATCTCATAATATGTGGATTTTAAATTTTGATAGTTACTATTATCTGTTTCATCTATTAATAATATTGTTAAATTTGTTTTATCTAATAATGCAAAAGGTCCATGTTTCAATGAACCTGCACTAAAACCTTCACAATGTAAATAAGTAACTTCTTTAATTTTGAGAGAACCTTCGTGTGCTACAGAAAATAAATTATTTTTTCCTAATAAAAAAATATTATTAATATTTTTTTCAATAATTAAATGTTTTAAATTATCTAGTTCTCTCAAAAATTTAAAATTATTAAATAAATTATTTAAACTATTTGGTAAATAACGTAAACAATCTATTTTTTGACTATTAATAAAATAATTATTATTATTTTGTGAAAACCATAAATCTACTAATGCTAAAACAACTATCATTGATGTAAATGATTTAGTAGATGCAACCGAAATTTCGGGTCCAGCATTTAAATAAACTCCACACATTACTTCTCTCGCAATTAATGAATCAACTTTATTGATAATTCCCATAGTAATACAACCTTCATTTTTACATATTTTTAAACAATTATATACATCAATTGTCTCTCCAGATTGACTTAAAAATATACATAATATTGATTGTTTATTTGCAATATTTGGAATATCATCTATGCTAAATTCACAAGCATTTATTAATTTTATTATTTTAAAATTTTTATTTTTTTTTAAATAATTCTCTCCAATTAATCCTGCATTATAACTTGTTCCACAACCAATTATTAATATATATTCTACATTATTTAGTAAATTTTTATGAATATCCAATCCTCCTAATTTTACAATATTATTTTCTATTCGTCCTCCATAATTATATGCTTTTTTTATTGATTCTGGTTGCTCCATTATTTCTTTTTTCATCCAATGTGAATATGGTTTAGAACTATTAATTATATCTTCATAACAAACTTTTTTTAAATCATATTTTAAATAAAACTCTTTTTTCATATCTTCGTCGTCATAATCTGGTCCATCACTTTCACATAAAAATTCATAATTATTTTTATTTATTTTAACAATTGTATTATCTTTTAAAGGAATATAATTATTTACTAAACAAACAAATCCATTTGTTTCTGAAGTACATATAATATAATTTTCATTATTTCCCAATAATAAAGGAGAACCTTTTCTTGTTACATAGTAAGTATCTAATTCTTTAGTATATATAATAACAAGTGCCCAAGTTCCTTCTAATTCATTTATTGTATTTTGTATTGCCTCTTCTATTGTATTACCCATATATAATAGATAATATTCTATTAAATTCGCAATTACTTCACTATCAGTTTCACTTTTAAATTTAATTCCATTATTTAGTAATTTAAGTTTTAAATCTTCGAAATTATTAATTATACCATTATGAACCAAAATAATATTACCTTTTTCTGAAATATGAGGATGTGAATTAATATCTGTTTTTCCACCATGCGTTGCCCATCTTGTATGTCCTAAACCAACATGTGAAAAAATATTATTATTTAATAATTTATTCTTTAATAAATCATAACAATCTTTATTATAAGTGGATGCATTTTTTTCTATAATATAATTATTTGTGCTATTATCAAAATAACAAACTCCCATAGAATCATATCCACGATTTTGAATTAATTCCAAACTATTTAGCAAATTTCCAATAATATTAATTTTATTTTTTGATATTATAAAAGTAATTCCACACATTTATAAATATTTAACTAATGATTTTATATTTTTTTATAATTATATATTATAATTATAAAATGCCAGATACAAAAAAAATAAAAAAAGGAAGAGGACCAACAAATCGAATGGATAGAAGTCATCTAAGAAGAGGTGCAACCGATGTAGATATGAAAGTTTCAGTAGTCCAACAAAAAGAAATATCTAAACAAAAATCAAGAAAAAAAACACAAAGAAAAAATTCAAATAAACACAGAGTTAGAAATAACTCAGCACCCGCTAGAATCGGCCAACCTGTAAATATAATACAAACTGATTTTTTAAAAGAAGGAAAAATGAAATTAAATAGATTATTTTATGGTAGTATTGCTAACGAACAAATGAGTTATGAAAATTATGAGTTACTTAAAAAAAATATAGTATCAGAATATGCTAACATACAATTACAACAACAAAAAGAAATAATGAGATTATCTAGAGATTTAAGAATAGTAGAACAAGCAAAAGATAAATATTTAAAAAAAATTAATGATTTACAAGATAAACTACAACAAGATCAAGGTACTACAGGTATACAAGATATTCTTTCTGGACTTGCTCAATTAAACCATAATGGACAATGATACACATAATATCGATTTACTAATTAAAAATATTAATAATAATATTTAAAAAAGTCTTCAAACTAATCTAAAAATTTATTTAAAACAATAAAATGCTCCTGAATATAAAAAATCAAATACACATAATCTAAGTGTTGATGCTATAACATCTATTTTTCGCTTAAACTGTTTACATGATAATAATATAGTTAGTAATTAGTAGTTTTTACACGAAGTCTACGAGACCATACATTTTTTTCTGGTTTTGATTTATTATTTTTTAAATAGTTCTTATTGCGTTTAATAAGTAATTCTTTAAGTTCAATATTTTCTTTTTTTAGTGCTTCTACTTCTTCATTAAATTTACGTTTTTTAGAATTATTTTTTTTTGATTTGTTTAATTTTTTCTTTTCATATTTAATATAATATTCAAATGCTTGATCTTCTTCATTTTCTGAATCACTAAATTCATAAGTTACATCATTAATATCATCTTTTTCTTCATCGCTTTCAAAAGAATCTTGTGAATAACTATCTTCATCTTTTTCTTCTTGATTTTCTTTATTATTTTCATAAACATTTTCATAATTTGTTAATTCTTCATTAAGTAAAATAGGAGGAGGACTTGGAATATTAGATTCTTCAATTTTAATAGTTATTTTTTCATTTTCTTCAGTATTATTAAAATGTTGAATGTCATCACCTTCATAAAATTCAAGATCCCAATAATAAGGATCATCATAAACCATTTTACAACGATTTTCTAGTAAAGACTGATAAAATGATGCTGAAATAGATGTATTATACCATTCATCTACAACAATAATTGCATAACCATAATATGCTCTATCTTCACAATTATATTCTGGTTCGGGATGATCAAATACTTCAACACTTTTTAGTTTTGCAATATTATAATAATCAAAATAATGATATACTTTTGGAATATCTTGAGGTAGAATAAAATCAGGAATATAAAGTACTTTATTATATTGCATATTATGGGTTGTATCGGCCATCTTTTTATAATTATACATTTTTATAAAAAAATAATTTTAATATCAATTTTTTTAATTTTTATTTTTATTTTTATTTTTATTTTTATTTTTATTTTTAAAAATTGAATATTATTATTTATAATATATTATAAATAATAATATATTATAAATAATAATATATTATAAATAATAATTAATAATATATTACTTATTATATTAAATAATATATTAAATGAAAATTTTAGTTTTTGATACAGAAACATCAGGTTTGCCTGAAAAAAATGCTTCTATTTATGAACATTCAAAATGGCCATATATTATTCAAATAAGTTATATATTTTATGATATGTCTAATAACAATGCAATTGTAAAAGATAATTATATAAAAATAAATAATTCAATTGTTATTTCACCGGAAAGTATTGAAAAACATAATTTAACACATGAAATATTAAACGCAAAAGGTATAAATATTAATTCTGCAATGAAAGAATTTAATGAATATTTAAAAATATCAGATCTAGTGGTTGGTCATAATATATCATTTGATAAGCGTATGGTATTTGTAGAATGTTTTAGACATAAAATTGATCAATATTTTACAAAATTTGTAAATAATGAAAAAATTAATAAACCAGAATTTTGTACAATGAAAAATACAACACAATATTGTAATATAATTAAATTAAATAAAATAAATAAAGAATATATTAAATTACCATCTTTAAGTGAATTATATACAAAATTATTTCCCGATGTTACTTTACCTAAAAATTTACATAATTCTATAGTAGATGTATTAATTACTTTAAGATGTTATATTAAATATCAATATAATTATGATATTATAGAAAAAAATGAAAAAATCAAAACAATGTTTTTGCAATTATATTAAATTATTATTAAATTATTATTAAAATATTTTATTTGCAATTAAGTGAAAATCTTAATCCCAAACATAAAACTGAAAAATTAACACCTCCGTTGGTTATAAATATAAAAACAAATAAATCAATCATTTAAAAAATAATATATTTATAAAAAAAACTCAAAGAAAAATACTCAAAAATTAATAATTATATTAATAGTTTATTCTTCCTCTACAAACCATTTACTTTTTTTACCGCCATCATACACTTTCGCATAATTATTATCAATTAACCACTTATTTATATTCACATTTTCATATACTATTTCTACTAATAAACGACCATATTTATCAAAATCTTTACAATGAACTTCAACAATATTATTTAGAATCTTTTTTCTTAATGCATCCCTCACTTCTTTTGCATATTCTTTTTCCTTTAAATTTTTTGTACGTATTTCAGGTGTATCAACATTAATTAAACGACAATTCCATCTAAATAATCTTTCTGGTTCTTTATCTGTTAATGGAAATACAATTTTAACAGTATCACCATCATATACATCTACTACTTTTCCTTCACAAACTCTATCTTCAAAACTAAACATTTTTGTTTTATTATTTGCACTAGCCCAGTCAACAGCCATAATATATGATGTATATTAATATTATTTTATTATATATTTTTAATATTTTTAATATTTTTAATATTTTTAATATTTTTAATATTTTTAATATTTTTAATATTTTTAATATTTTTAATAATTTTATTATTAATAATTATATGATTAATAATAAAATAGTAATAATTTTTTTTTTAATATTATTATTAATAGTTTGTATTAACTATAATAATATATTTTTAACTTATGCAAAAATATTTAGACCTGAAGTTTATAATCCTATTTTTTTCCCAGAATTATATCCTTTATTATTAAATAAAGATATTATTAAAGAAGAATTATATTATGCATTAAAAACACCCGTAAATAATATACATAGAAAATTTCACCAATATGCTACAAGTGATGATTGTAATAAATTTATTGAAGAAGTAAATAATATAGAAGGTTGGGTATATGGTGGTGATGATCAAGATAATATAAATAAAAATTGGCTTAATTTTGGTTTAATAAATAATAATAAAGAATTACAAGCAAATTCAAAAATTTGCCCAAAAACATGTAAACTATTAAAAAATATAAAAGGAATAAATTTGGCTGGATTTTCATTATTGAAACCAAACTCTTATATAAAACCACATATAGATAATACTGGTATTGATAATAATAGTTTAGGAATACATTTTGGTTTAATAATACCCGAAAAAAATAAAAATTTTTTAATAGTAAATAATAAAAAAATATATGAAGATAATTTTAAATTATTTGGTTTTGATAGTAATTATTTACATAGTGCTGAAAATAATTCAAAACAAGACAGAGTTATATTATATATAGATAAAACAATAATATAATAGTTAAAAAATCGTAAGTCAAGTTACCAGACGACTTTTGGCAATTTTCCCACAAATTAAATATTTTTATATTTTTTTCTAAGTTTCATAAATTTATCTCTATTTTTTTTTGTCATATTTTTGAAAATTTTTTTAATATTCTCTCCTTTTTTTTTATTTAAATCTGGAAAAATATGTCCGGGTATATTTATCTTTTTAACTTTCATATTTGCCAACTCTATCATATGTTTACGAGTAGTTGGTTTCAAAAACCTCCATATATATGGCATTTTATTATGTAATGTCAATGCATCCACAGTATTTTTTGTTTTTTTTGTTTTCATTAATTTGCATTTTCTCTCATCTCTACATGTAGATTTATATTTTTCATAACCAGATCCCCAATTTGCCATATTACAATAACCCCAATTTCGTGAACTACAAGAACAATATTTAAAATTTGGTAGACAATATGAAGGAGTACATTTGTTCATCCCATGTCCACAAGGAACATGATCACAAGATTTATATACAAAACATTTATTATTTTCTTTTTTTTTAGTTTTTTTAAATTTATTTCCAGCATTTTGTTTAAAATTTTCTTGATAATTTTCTTGATAATTTTCTTGATAATTTTCTTGATAATTTTCTTGATCATATATTTCTAAATCTTTAATTAATTCTTCTAATGATTTTTCTTCCTCTAAATCTTCTGGAAACTTAATTAATCTTACACTTTTAGTCTTACTTTGTGGGGATAATAAACTAAATCTTGATTTTTTTCTATAAACTGCAGCATGTGGATGTCGTTTAATCTCATTTTTTCTTGTTTTTCTTATTGTAGGTGATTTAACTGGTCTTTTAAAAAGAAAACTTAATATAGGATTTTGTAAAGTTTCTTCATATATAGTATGACCAATATCAGGGTTTCTAATTCTTTTAGATTTTCTTCTTCGTAATTCATATGCTTTTTTAAATAAATTTATAACTTTTATTTTATCTTCATTTTGTAATTCTTTAAATAAATCATATATAGATTTATTATAATCTGTATTATGTGAAAATACATTTCGATATACACCACTTGTTATACCAGTAGTAACTTCTTTTAGTGGTTTAAATGTCAAAATATTTAATGCTTCTGCTTCTTTATTTGAATAATCACTATTACCTTCCCATTGTTGTTTTTCATGATCATAACAAATTTTTCCACCTTTTTGCATATTACTTGTTATAATAAAAAAATATTATTTAATTTTTATAGTAAATAATATTTTTAATAAATTTTAATAAATAATCGCGTGTGGGGCGATTTCCCCACCCCCACTATAATCGCGTGTGGGGCGATTTCCCCACTATTAACGTCTTTTTGTTCTTTTATTTTTACGTGATTTTTTACCTCTTTTTGGTTTACGTGATTTTTTACCTTTTTTTGGTTTACGTGATTTTTTACCTTTTCTTGGTTTAATTACTTTTTTTGTTCTTCTTCTTTTGCGTCCACCCTCTGGGACTTCTGTTGGTGCTGCCTCTTGGACTGCTGTTGGTGCTGTTGGTGCTGTTGGTGCTGTTGCTGCCGCTGAGACTGCTGTTGGTGCTGTTGCTGCCGCTGAGACTACTTTTGTTGCTGCCTCTGCCTCTGAGACTGCTGTTGGTGCTGCCGCTGAGACTGCTTTTTTCTCGGCTTCTGCTGTTGCTGCCTCCGCCTCTGAGACTGCTGTTGGTACTGTTGCTGCCTCTGAGACTGCTTTTTCCTCGGCTTTTCTTGGTGCTGCATTCGCTTTTGTTAGGTTTTTTCGATATAATTCCATTTTTAATATATTATAAGAATAAAAAAAATTTTTATTAAATTAAAACTATTCTCTAAAATATCTATTTTTTCTTAGATTTTTTAGTTTTTTCTAAAGTTTCAGTTTTTTCCATTTTTAAACTATTTTCCAAAAATTCATTATAAGCAATTTTTAATTCACCTAATTCTTTTAACCACATTGCTTCAATACTACTAGATTGAATGCTTTCTAATTCTGCTTTCTTATTTTCATGTTCTTTCATTAATTTTTCAACATTTTCTTTGCAAACAGAATCCATTGGCATTTTAATTAAATAATTATAATCTCCATTTTCTCCAACTTCAAATTCAAATTTTTCCATAATACTATTAATTTCACTTTTAGACTTTTTCCGTAAATCAATTTTATCGTCTAAGTTATATTGAATAAATCGCGCCTTAGCACTAAGAACTTTTAATTCATTTCCTAATTTGGAAATAAGATAGTCTTTACGTTTTACATAATATTCGTATCTCACATTATAATAATCACCAACAATGTCATAAACATTTTCATATTTACGAAGTTGTTCTTTTTCATTAAATAAATGCATATTATTAGTGCTTTGTGTGGTATAAAGTTTTAAATATTTTTCAATACCTTCAATTCCATAATCATGTTTTTCACCAATTAATTTTGTTAAAATTCCAGGATAAAACGTGATTTCAAATTCTACATTTAAATCAGTGGACATATCATTAAAGTCTTTAATATATTCATCTTTTTCTTTCGTTTTTGATTTTCCCTTTTCTTTAGAGACTGGTTTAGTATCCATTAACGATTCTAAAAACTCTTTATAATCTTGTGTCCAAGTTCCAATAGGTAATTCAGTAACTCGAATTTTATCATTACCAAGCATTTCATAGCATCCCTTGATTACATATTTTTTTCTTGATTCATCACAAGGATAAATTTTACCTTTAAAACCTTTATAATAAGGTTCAATAATTAAACTTTTTAAATCAATTTCTGATGCATTTTTAAGTTTGGCTTCTAAATAATTAATTATTTGAATTGGGTTATAACACATAATATCAGTGCTGAATCCTGTTCCAATTCCTTTAGTTCCATTAACAAGAACCATTGGAATAATTGGAACATAGTGTATGGGTTCTACAATATCTCCATCGTCTTCTAAATATTGTAAAACAGGATCATCTAATTCTGAAAATATTTTTCGAGTTAACGGATTTAAATAAGTAAAAATATATCTCTCAGATGCCGCATCTTTTCCTCCAAGAAGACGGGTTCCAAACTGACCCGAGGGATGAAATAAATTAATATTATTAGAACCAACAAAGTTTTGTGCTAATCCAATAATTGCACCATTTAGACTGGCTTCACCGTGATGATAACCAGAATGTTCAGAAACATAACCACTAAATTGTGCAACTTTAATTTCTGATTTCAAATTTTTCTTAAAAGCAGAATATAGAATTTTGCGAAGACTAATTTTAAGTCCATCACAAAGATTAGGAATAGAACGATCATTATCATATTTTGAAAAATGAATCATATCATTGTTTATAAATTCTTCATATGTAACATTAGATTTTGAAGTATTTAAATATGCATCACGATCATAATTGGAAAGCCAATCTTTACGATCATTTGCACGTTTTTTATTAAATACCATATCTATTTTTTCACTACAATTTTCGCTACTTTTAAAATTTACAATTTTCTTTTTAGCAAAATATTCTTTAAATTCTTTACTGCTACTTGTACCAAGACCTTTGTAATATTTAATATTCCATTTTGAAATATCAACATTTTCCCCTGATTTCCATAAATCATATTCACCATTATTATAAAATTCTAAAACTTCTTTTCCTTTAGTTGCTTTTAAAATTGGAGTATTCATATAACCAATAAATTCTGGAATTTCAATTAAAGAATTCCATTCACTATCAATCATATTAATACCAAGACCTTTAATATGACTTCCATCCAAATCTTGGTCAGTCATGAATAATATTTTTCCATAACGGAGTTTACTTTGAACATCACTAAGAGTATATTTTTTGCCATGTTCTAAACCAAGAATTTGCTTAATTTCGGTTATTTCTTTATTTTCACCAATTTTAGATACACTTTCTCCTCGTACATTAAACATTTTGCCTTTCATAGGATAAACACCAATATTGTTACGATCATCTCTAGAAAGACCAGAAATAATTCCGGATTTTGCTGAATCTCCCTCACATAAAATTAAAATACAATCTTTAGATTTAGCAGTTCCGGCAAAGTTTGCATCAACAAGTTTTGGAATATTACGAATATTTTTACATTTTGTTCCATCTGTTTTTTTTACTGCTTTATTATCTTTAACTTCTGTAATATTGCAAGCAGTAGTCATAACTCCCATTTTAGCAAGTTTTTCAATAAATTTTGCACTTACTTCACAAGAAGATCCAAAATTAGAAACAGCAGTATTTAAATAGTCTTTTGTTTGACTATCAAAAGATGGATTTTCAATAGTACAATTAACAAAAATCATAAGTTGTTCTTTAATCGATGCAGGTTTTACATCAATATTTTTCTTTTCTTTAATATAACTTGTTAGTTTTTTTACAATTTGATTACTAATATAATCTACATGTTTTCCCCCTTTATAAGTATTTATTCCATTTACAAAACTAATTTGAGTAAATTCTTCATTTGGTGCCAAACAAACAAAATATTCCCATCTTTCATTCGCTTTTTCATATAATCGAGGTGTTTCTGATTTTGATCCAATATAAAGATTTACATAAGATTCAAAATCCTTGATTTCAGGTTCTAATTTTTTTGAATTATATTTTACTTTTACAGTTTTATCTGTTACCGCTGCGATATCATAAATACGACGAATCATAAGTGCTTTAAAATCATCATCGAATTTTTCTTCTTTAAAACCAAGACGTTTAAAATCTGGTTTAAAACTTACACTAGTATAGGGCTTATTTTTGCATTTAGTAATTTTTGGTTTTTCAATTACATTTAAATTATCCTTAAATTCTTGAATATATTTTTGTCCAGTTTTAGCATCAACTGTTTCAATTTTTCCCCAAGACGACCAAATTAAAACAAGTTTAAAACCAAAACCATTTTTGCCACCAACTATTTTTTTTTCATTTTTATCATAATTTGTTGAAGTACGAAGATGGCCAAAAATTAATTCCGGAATCCATATTTTATATTCTGGGTGGACTGAGACATCTATTCCATTACCATCATTTGTTAAAGTAATAATTCCAGAATCATCAATACTAATATCAATATTTGTTACAGGAAAGTTAATATTTGTTTTAGTATCAGATGAAGAAATATTATTTGAAGAATTAATTAATTGTTGCATTCTAACAACATGATCACGACAATTAACAATACCTTCATCAAATAATTTATATAATCCAGGAATGTAAGAAATATTTTTTTCAACAATATTTTTATTAGATTCATTATAAACATACATAGAACTATTTACTTTTTCAATAGATCCAATATACATATCTGGATTATCTAAAATATGTTCTTTATCAGTTTTTTTTTGATACTTTTTTGCAAGTTCATTTGACATGTTTATTTAAACAAGTATATTGTTGTATAATAATTACGATTTAAATAATTTTAATATCAATTTTATATTTAGAAATATAAAATTATATTTTATATTTTATATTTTTAAATTTTATTAGTTAAAATAATCAAAAAATTGGATAATATAATTTTAATAAAATATATTATACTATTAAATGGCTAGTCAAAATATATGTTTTCCAATAATAACAAATATAGATATTTCGAATAATAAATATATTTTTAATAACAACCATAATATAATTAATTATGGTTTATATGAAACATCCGGAAATGATTTAAGTCATAATTATATAATATATAATATACCAAAAAATTATCCATTGGGTTTTTTTATAGATAGTTGTAATAATACAAGTTATAATGATATAAGTAATTTAATAAATTATACATCTCTTAAATCACACGATTCAATAAATGAATCAATAAAAATTTATGTTTCACGAGGAAATGATATTAGTTATAATAATGGAGATTATTTTCGTTTTTATGATGAAAACAATAATTTAATAAATATATCAAGAAACAATAATCTAACAGATGATGATTATAATTTAACAAATTTATCTGATAATTTTTATTTTATGAAAGGAGTTAGTTATGAATTTATTGCAAGATTTGATTTTTCAAATTCTTCACCTTTTGAATTAAGTAATAATTCTATATTATCATTTACATCTTTACCAACAAATCCATATAAATTAACAAACATAGATAGCAGTTTTACAATTAATATACCAGAAGATAGTGATAATAGCAATAACAAAATTATTTATTATGATTCTTTAAATAGTGATATTTCTAGCACAATACAAATATTAGTAGACAATAGCGGTATAAATTATTATTATGACTCAATATTTTTAAAAGTACTTCCGGATTTAAGTTTAAATAATATTTTATTATCAATTAAATCATATAATGAATTAAATGGAATAAGTGAAATTAGTAATATAAATTTATTCAATTATGATAATACTTGTAAATTTATAATAGACGGAGAAGACGAAAAAAAATCACTATTATCTAATACAAATTCTGAATGTTTATCACAAATTTCTCAAGCAGAACTTTCGTTTAATATTTTTAATAATAATCCAGTTTATTATTTTAACAAAAAAACACATAATAACGAGTTAATAAATTCAATACCAAATATAAAATATGGAATTTATGATAGTTCGTATATAATATTTAATATAGATAAAAATTACCCGATTGCATTGAAAAATATAGATATTAGTAATGCTATATTTATTGATGAAAAATATTTTTATACAAAAAAATATAATAAAACAAGTGGAATAATAAATGATATTAGAGAAGATGAATATAAATATTATGATTTTTATTATGGGGCTATTAAAATAGAAATAATCAATAATAATAGATTTATACAAGATACATCATTTGTTTATTTAATACTTGATTTATCAAACGTTGGAACAGATAATAAATATTCGGTAATTGAAATATCAAATAGTTTATTTTATACAACATTATGTGAAAACATTTACGATAATTTTTTGAATAAAAATAATGAAATAACTTTTAATTTATATAATCAAAAAAATATTATATTTACAGAGGCTAGTAATAATAATATAAATAATATTTATTTTTTAAATACTTTTGAACCATATAAACCAATTTATAGTAATAATAATTTTCAAGAATATATTGCACATGATAGTTATAATCATGATTTAACAAACTTGATAGATGTTTCTTTAATATTACACACAATACCATTTATAGAAAATAATAGTGATATATCAAATATACAATTAATTAAAAATTTAACAAATAATTATCAAAAAAATAATTTTGTAATAACATATAATTTGAAATATTTTGATTTATCTATTTATTCTAGAACAAGAAATGTTAAAATAAATAGAGGTCCCATAATAGAAATAAGTAATAATGAAAATATTTTTCTTAATAAAAATTCATTAACAGAAAAAATAGATATTTGTACTAATATTTTTTTAAATAATGACACTAGTTATAATTTTTATAAAAATATAGAAGTTTATATAAAAGATTTTAGTGGCAATAAAATATATTTACCATATAATGTTTCTATATCTGGTGATTTTTTTAGAGAAGATGCAAAATATAATGATAATCCTCAAAAAATTATTAATTTAAATGAAAATATTATAAATTTTGGAAATGTTTCATCAATATTAAATATAAATAATTTAAATCATTATGTTTCAAATAATTTAAAAATTTCTAGATTAACAGAACAAAATGATAGTAGTAAAATAGTTTTAAGTAATCAAGAACAAAGTATCCCTATTAGTATTAATAATATTGATACTGATTTTATAAATATAAAACAAAATAATAGTTTTTTTAATAATATATTAAATAATAAAGTATTTTTTATTGATAATGAAAATAACCAAATAAGATTTGAAAAAAGTAATATAGAAATTAATGATATAAGCAAAAATATTATCGATAATAAATATACCATATATTGTCTACAAGTATTTGAAAGTTATAATATTAATGTATCAATTGAATTTATACATGAAACACAGTTAAATCCAGAGTTATTTAAAATTATAATGCAAGATAACGATAATTCTTTAAATAATATAGAAATTTCTGGAAAATTTTTAAGAAATTATTTTTTTTCAAAAAATAATGATTTAAGTTATATCGATATTTCATATATAGGAAATTATAATATAAATATTGATGTAATTGGTTTGAATAATTCTGATTATATTTATAATACTTATAACAATATATTATTTAATATAGAAAATGAAGATATAAGATTAAATAAAAATTATAAAATAAAAGTTATTGACAATAACCCCCCTGATATATCTTTTTTAAACAATATTATATCAATAAATTATAATTATAAACATCCCTTTGATACATGTTTTAACATATTTAATATTGATTTAACTGATAATATAAATTTTAATTTATTATCAAATAAACCAGTAATATTTTATAGAGAAAATTCTATTTATGTTCCAAGTATTAGTTATGAATTATTATCTAATTCTAATAATATAACTTTAAATACATATAATGGAAGTATAACTGGAGATCTAAATGCTTATTGTTCTATAAATTTGTATTTAATAGATTTATGTAACAACCAAAGTGATACAATAAGGTTAGATATAAGTTTTTTAAAAATCCCAACATTGGAATTATCTGGGAATAATCCACAAAATCATGAAGTAAAATTTAATAATTATATGGATGATGGTTTTTCAATTGATAATTATTTTGTAATTACAGAAAATGAAATTTCAAATAACGAATTATATTTTTATGATAGAACATTATTAAATTATAATAATATAGAAAATTTTGAAATAAGTTTGAATAGTACAACATATTTTATAGAAAGATCAACAAATTTAAATCTTAATGAATTAGGCATTTATGATATAAGTTATATTGTAAATATATCAGGAGAAACAGAAACAAATTTTATTATTAGAAAAGTAAATATTGTAAAAGAAAACAAACCATATTTATATTTATATGATTTATCAAATTTATCTACACTAAATAATGGTATTTATGAAAAAGCAATAGATGTTTCATATGGTATTTTTCCATCAGACTTAAGTAATTTATTATTTACAAATATTTATACAAATGGTTCAAGTTATAATGAATTAAATTTTAATAATTTATCAAATATTAGTTTAGATTTTAGTTTTACATATTTATCTAATTTTGAAGATTTAAGTAAAATTTTGAATGCATATGATTTATGTGATAATTATTTTAAAGATACTAGTTTAAATATAAAAATTACTATTAATTTGAGTGGACAAGAAATAGTTTTTAAAGAAATTTCTAATAATATAACTAATTATATTGATGCAAAAAGTGAATTAAGTTTTAACAATGTTCCATATTTAACATCTGATGGTTCTTTTAATATTGTCACAAAATCTATTATTAATAAACAACCACAATTAGAGATTTTATATTTTATAAACGATCCATATAATAATGATTTTTCATTTGTTAGAACAGTAAATATTGTTGATATTATACCCCCAACTATTTCTTTTAATATATTATCAAATTTTATTGATAATTCTTTTATATTAGATTATGATTCTGAGTATAATGATTTTTCATACCAAGCATATAATTATCATGTTAATAATATAGGATTTTTAGAAGAAATTTCAAATATTTTATTTGATTTTACTCTACAAGATAATTTTAGTGATAGTGAAGATATAAAAAACAATTATATTATTACAATATCAAATGAACAATTTAAAACTAATAGTGATATTTCAGGCAATATATTAGATATTATTATAAATAAATTAAAAAATATAGATAGCAGTTTTACAATAATTTATGATTTTTCAGATAATCAATATAATAATACAAGAATATTTCGAAATATAAATATTATTAATACAATTGAACCTAGTTTAAATGTAATTTCAAATTCAACTTTGCAACATCAAGGTTTTATTAATATTAGTTTTGGTGATTTAAGTTATAATTTTTTAAATGATATTTGTTTAAATCATAGTCGTTTAAATTCAAATGATATAACTTTTGAATTAAGTTATAATTTTCCAAATTATATAACAAGTATTAGAAATTTATATGAACCATCTGCACTAATATATCAATATCAAGAAAAAAACTATTTTATAACTATTAATGATATATCTTTTTTTAATATTGCAACAAATCCTGGTCTAGAAGGATTAGAAATTAGTTCAAATATATTAAAACCACCTATTCAAATTACTATTGAACCACCTAATTTTAATTTATCAACATTAGAAGTATTAAAACATGAAGCAGGTGAATATTTAAGCGATGCATCATTAATAAATGGTATTCATGCCTATAGTATTTTTGATGAATTTTACTACAATAGTCCATTATATAATGGAACAAGTATTTCTTATAGTGAAACTAATATTGATATAAGTTTTAATTTTTCACAAAATGATCCAATACATAGCGACACTTGTTATAATATAACATATACTGCAAAAGATAAAAATGATTTATCTAATGTATTAATTAGAGAATTATTAGTAAAAGATACAAAAGGACCAATATTTCAAGGTATTTCAGGCAATCAAATTAAAGATCAAACTAATGAAATTTATATAGATGATAATTTAAATATTTATGATATTGGAAGTGATTTAAGTAATTTAACTATTATAATTAAAAAAAGATCATCCGAATCTATAGAATGGTCAAATATAACAAACATATCAGATATATGCAATATAACAATAAATCTTATAGAAAATAATAGTAAAAATTATAATTATAATAATCAAATAATAGAATTTATAGATTTAAATGATGTAAATGTTGAATATAATATTACTTATATTGCATATGATAGATATAATAATGATTCATCTATTAATAAAATAATTACTATTAATCAAACAGATAATATAATAATAACTCCAATAATAAATATAAAAGAAAATGATAATTATAAACAAATATACTTGACAAGTGATTTTAATAATAATGATTATAATAATAATGATATCAGTATTAATTACAATAATTTTACAAAAACATTAAATTATCAAGCAACAATAAATGAAATATTTGAAAATAATATATATTTTACATTAATTGCAAGTTATAATAACAGTAGTAATAATATTAATATATTAAATCCAGTTACTTCTTCCATAATATCAAATGAAGTAAATAATTATACTATATTTTTTCAAGCATATATAGTTAATGATAATAATTTCATTTCAAATAGTGTTGTAATAAACTTTAATGTTATTAATAATAAACTACCAATTTTGACTTTTTTACCCAATAATTTTAATAAAGTGGAAGAAGAAAATAAAATAATATTACCACATGTATCACATACCATAATAGATATATTAAAAAATAATATTAATTATTTTAATAAATATTATACCAATGAAATACAATTTTTAAAAAATAGTATTAACGAAATAATATTTTCTATAAATGGAATAAATATTAATGATACTACAAAAAACGAATCTGTTATTTCTTTATCAAATGATACACTAGAAAATAATATAATTTACAATATGGATGTCACTTATTCTGATTTATCTAGTGAAAATTTTTTTGATAATTCAAATATATTATTAGTATCAGGTGAGTATATACAAAATTATATTATAACAAATAATTATAATAATGATACATCTATTAATAGAATAATTAGTATAAAAAAATTACCACCATTTATACAATTAGATTATAATTCAGATTATACATTTAAAGATATTTATAGAAATTTTTATAAAAAACAATATCATAAAATTTTTAATGAGTATAACTTAATAAATGCAAATGGATTTGATTATTATTATCTAGATACAAGTTTAAATATAACATTACCAAATATAAAAAATAAAAATGTATTAGATATTAATAAAGAAGGAAATTATAATTTATTATATAGGGTAGATAATAGTTATACTAATTTATCAGGATATATTGATTATAATGTTCAAGTGGTCAAGATGAAACGATTTATAAATAAATCAATAGAAGAAATTATAGAAGATTATAAAAATGAAATAAAATTTGGAATATATGGTAATACTATAAGTTTTAATATAATAGTAGAAAATAGTAACAATGCAATAAGATTAAAAAAATTTTCAGAAGTTATTAATGATTTTTCAAATATAATTATTTTAAACGAAGAATATGATTTTATAAATAATGATGAAAACTATAATGTTATAACTTTAGAATCCGACCTATCTTTCATAAGTGATTTAAATAATGAAAAATTTTATTATGGAAATGTAATATTAACAATAAATGATAATTTTAATAGAGCATCCATTAAATATCTTGAAAATAATATAGAAAAAGAATTGACAGATGTTATTTTATACAATGCAGATTTTGAAACAACTAATATAGATAATATTTTTGATATACCAGTTCAAGAAGAATATATAGTTAAAACTGATTATATAAATCAAAATTCAACATATAATTCCCAAGATAATAAATCTAAAAAATTTAAAATAAAAAAAATACCAAATAATTATTTATCACCAAATAATGATTTAAAACCACTTGAAGATAATAATAATGGCTTTAATTTTAATGAAAATTTTTATTTATCATTTGGAAAATATAGATTTTATCAAGGTGATTATAGTAATTTTAATAATTCAATAAAATTTTCATATTTACCAGATGGTTGTCATTATAATTATAATGACTTTAGTGATAATATAAAAAATGATTTTGGTTTATTATCAATAAATAATATAGAAGATATAAGTTTTAATGGAAAATTAGATCCAAGTTTTAATTATTATAAATATACAAAAAATATTAATAATTTTGGATTACCAGGATTTAAATCAAATTTTAAAAATGACACAAGTAATAATGAAAATAATAAAAATAATTATTCTTATACAGAAATTATTATAGACGCAACAACACCAAGTCCATTATATTATTATTCTGAAAATTTTCCAAAAATGGGAGGTAAAATAGAAATAAAAAATAATTTTACAATTACAAATAATAATAGTAAAATAAATATTTTATTAAATGGAAATATATTAGCAATTGATAATTCAATAAATATTGATTATAGTAATAATAATTTTAATAGTGCTAATTTTAATGATAATAGCAATAATCGTATATTTTTATCTCAACACTTTGATTTATCTTATGCAGGAAATATAAAATTATCAAATAAATCATTTATTGGATTAACCCAAAAAAATATAAAACACAATACTATTTTCAATAAAGATGGTAAAATTATTTTCAAAAAATATCAAGATGTATCTAATAACAATTCTGAAGATTCAGAATATAAAAATATTCCAAATTACAATATTCGTGGTAATAATAATAATAATAATTTTTTATATGATTCATCTGTTAACAAATTTGTTAAAAATTTACTATTTTTTGATTACATTTTAGATACTTGCATGAATAATTTTATTAACACTACAAATTATAGTTATTTATTAAATTTAAATGATTTATATTTTACCAACAATCAAATAAATAATTACTACAACTTTCTTAAAAATAATAAATTAGAAAATGAAATATTTACTAGTGAAAATTTTAAAAATAAAATCAATGAAATAGCATATATTAATAAACTAAATATTAAAGATGGAAATGATAATTACAATTATTTTAAAAACAATTATTTAAATTCAAATAAAATATATTTTGAACCTATATTTGATAATGTTATATCATTATCTTTACAAACATATATAGATATTGAAAATTTAAATATAACAAATAGTTATAAAAATTATTTGAAAAATAAAATTTTAAATACTAATAAAAATGACTTAATAACAAATTATCCAAATCAACTTGATTTAAGTAATTTATTTTTACAAGAATATATTTTTACATTATACAGTGATATAAGTGGAATATTTCAAGAAGAAATAGATATATCTAGTTTAGGTTTAATTTTTAATGAAGGAGCATTAGAATTAAATAATTATTTATTAGATTCAAGTTATACTAATGATATTATTGATAAATTATTTTATGATATTAGCGATGATCAATTAAATTATCAAAATATATTAGATAATAGAATATTTTTAACAATTAAAGATATAGATAATTGTAATAATTTAATTTTTAATGGATTAACTCAACAAAATATTTATCATAATATGTATTTAGATGATGAAGATAAATTTATTATACATAAATATAATCCATCCAGTGTAAACGCATTTGTGAAAAATAAAAATTCTAATTTGATTAATAATATTTTAGAACTAACAAATAACAACCGTTATTTCTTAGAATTATCTAATAATGATCCATATAATTGTTTTATAAATAGTAATAATTTATACGATAAAAATATAAAAAAAAATAATTATTTTGAAGAAGAAATAGAAGAAAATAATGGTATAATAACTGAATATAAAACAAAAGTAAGTTATAATATTATTCCAGAATTATCAAATGATAATATATATATAAACAATAGAGAAACTTTTGATATAAGACCTAGATCATTAAATGATATATGTTACAATTTACATCCTAAAACATATGATATTAGTTTACAAAATCTACATAGTCATAGTTATATAATTAACTTAAGAAATCATATTGATAGAAATTTTTATAATAATAATAGAATAAAAGAAGATATTCCATATAATATTATAAATTATGATAAATTATATTACGTAATAAAAGATATTTCATATAATTCAGATTCATTATTTAGTATATTTGATCTAGGAAATAACCAAAATATTATATATGACAAAACTTTGATAAAAAAATTAAAACAGTTACAAAGTAAAATATTTATTTTAAATTTAAATATATTATATTTAAAAGATTTATATAATAATGATTTAATAAAATTAGGTTCAATTTTTATTGATTTTGATAATAATTATATAAAAAATATAGGTAAACAACTTATTTATAATAATAATTTTGAAAATTTAGTAGAACTTTTTAATAATACTAATTTTGTAAATAATAATTATAACTTAGATATTAAAACAAAATCATTAAATGATTTATTTTCATATGCATATTATAATACTGGTTTATTAATTGAATATAATAATTTTTTTAATAGTATAAATAATTTCTTTAATGTTCCATTTGAATTAATTAATAACACTTATAATAATATAATTAATTTTGATAATATAAATCAATTAGATAATGATATAGAATTGATAAATAATAGTGTTAAAAATAATATAATAAGTATTATAAATAATAAATCCATTGAATATTTTGATAATATTCCTATTATTGGTATTAGTTATGAAATATTTGATAAACTATATAAATTACTAGAAGATTTTAAATATATGAGAGAAAGTTATGAAATAATTAATTTTGAACTTAAGTTACGAGACAATGACAAATTTATACCAAATAATTCAAATAATAATTTAATAAAAGATTTAAGTTTTATTGATATTTATACTAATAATGATATACAAATAAGTTATAATAATTTGGTAAATAATTATATAACATTATTTAAATTGTTGCAATTTGATATATGCAATTCTGATTTAGAAATGAACTTTATTACAGGACATAATTGGAAAATAGAAAATGATAATAATAATTATCATATAAATAATAGTATAGGTATTGATCTAAGTAGTGTATATAATAATCCAGACTTAAATTTAGATATTACACCTTTATATAATGATATTAGTTATTTATTTTATACTTCTAATGGTTCGACTGATATAAGTTTTTCAGATATTTCGTGGAATAATTATAAAGATAATTTTTACAAAGCAATTAATTATATAATTGATAATTCAATAAATATGCAAAATAATGATAGTTTTACAAAAGATTACAAAATTTATATACAAATAGATAATTCTTTTATATGTGTAAATGAGAACGAAGATATTAATTTGTTATTAAATACTTTTAATAATAATTCTATAGATTATTATATAGATAACAACAAAGCAAATATAGATTTTTTTATACAACAAAGTGATAATTTAAAATTAATTTTAAATAATTATATTAATTCAATTAATATGTATTTTGATTATATTGTAAAAAAAATAAATAATACAAAAATAAATTATATTATGAATAGTGATTCATTATTAGTAAATAGTTTTTTATCAAATAACATTTTAATAAAATTTGATCTTTATTATAATAGTTTTCTTTATAAAAATAAATATTTAGATACATTTGTTTTGGATATGGCAATTCCTGATTATACACCACCAACAATAATATTTAATACAGAAAATTTAGAAATAGTACTAGCAAATTCTAATGAAAATAATGTTGATACTATAATTCAAAAATTATTACAAGACATTAGTTATATTGATATTAATCAAGAATATAATCAAAGTTTACAAGAAGATCTAAATATAAATAATATAGAATTTAAATATTTGGATAATATTAATAATGTGGAGGATATAAGTTATGGTAAAAATGTAACAGATAATCAAAAAGTTAACTCTGCAACATTAATTAATATCGATATAACTACATTAACACAAGAATTTGTGACTTATACAATAAAAGATTATGCAAATAACATAAATACAATTAAAAGAAACATAACTTTAATATTTGATTTTATATTACCACAATTGTATTATCCAAACAATAACAATGAAGATAAAATTACAGTAAGTGATAATATTATTATTAATTTCACCGAAAATAAAAATTTAATTATTTTAGAAAACGATACAATAGATATTATAATAAGTAAAGCAAAAAATAATATTTTTATAGAAGATGTGCAAGATAATTCAGGAGTATTTTATACAAAAGGAGATACTAAATTTCAGCAATTATTAGATATAAGTGTTAATATAAATGAAAATGGAGAACCATATCAAATAATATATACTCTATTAAGTGCAATTAAAATTGGAAGTATAAATAATTCAAGAACAATATTTAGAAATATAAATATATTAAAAGAAGATGAAACTATTATAAAACCCAGTCATTGTTGTTATCCAAAAGTATATTATAAACCAATACAACATAACTATAAATTAGGTTCCCATGGGTCTTCTAGTATGAGATTAGCAAAATTCATAATAAATAATTAATTATGTAATTAAAGAAATTAAAAAAATTAGATAATTTACAAATATATAATAAATTATCTAACAAATAAATTATTATTTAACTTTGAGTAATAGTTGCATTAAATCCATGTACAATAATATTATTTAAACATAAATCTTCATGTTGTTCTTGTTTAATTAAAAAACTTATACCTATAATAGGATCTTCTCCTGGTTTAGTTCTATATATATAAGATAAACTACTATTTGCATAATTATAACTACTATCAAATACCATAATAGTATTTTTAGTAGAAACTAATTCATCTTCAAAATCATTTATACTTAAGTCTCTATCTTTTTTTGTATAATAATAAATACCAAAACTATAATTTTTTGTTTCAATATCTCCTGGATTTTTATTTAATAGTTGTAAACTAATATTTGCATTTATATTTAATATATCAGAACTATTTAATGTACCAGAAAAATCCAAAGGATCAAATTTAATAATACCATCACTTATATTATTACAAATATCTATATTATCTCTTATAAATAAATCAAATTTTTTATAATTAGTGTTATCTTTTGTAAAAATCATAGAACTATGATTTTGTCCACTAATACTCCATGTATTTGAATCTAAGTTATATAAAAGTTTATTTAAATTATTATGTGAAATATCTAAAACAATAAATTTACTGTTATTTGATTTAAATGGTATACGTTGTCCATTTTCTATAATATAAATTGTATTTTTATTATTATCATAAAGTAACGAATTGTTAGTATAATTATTATTAGAAAAATTAAAAGATGGTAAAATTAATTCTGCTTGAGGAGCAAATTCAAGTTTATTGTTTATTTTTAAATAATTGAAAAAACTTGTACTGGTGGATGTCGATAAAATGTTAATATATTCTTCTACTGTTATTATATTAGATCTTATTTCCGGAATTTGTCCAGTAGCAATTTCTTGATTAATTTTAGACGACATTATTTGATCTATGCTACTATTATCAATGGTCAATTCTTTTAAATTACAACTACCATCTACTTTTATACTATTAAAAGATGCTTCTCCTTCGACGTTAATTCCAGATGAAAATATTGCATTATTACTAATATTAATATTATTAGCACTAAATTCTAATAAATTTAAATAATTACCGTTTGCAGTATTAAAACTTAAATCTTTTATACTTGCAGAAAGATCTGCTTTTAACAATTTTAATGCTATAACATTATCTTGATTTTGTTCGCTTAGAACTGTAATTTTATTTACACAAATATCATTTAAATATGCATTAGATGCATCACAAACAAAATTTTGCAATATTTTTAAATTATTAACACAAATATCATTTACACTTATATCTGGTAATTCTAAATTTGAAATTTTTATACTTTCAGCACTTATTGTATTTACATATAAATCATTTCCACTAATTTCATTAAAAAATAAATTACTAACATCTATTTTATCAGCACTTAATTCATTAAAAATAATAATTTTATTACAACTAATTTCATTTATATTTGCACTATTATCTATTTGTAAATAATTTGCTTTTACTCCATGATTTTTTGTAGGACCAATAATATCAATAGAATATTCTGGATTGCGTGTATTTATACCTATTCTATTATTACTACTATCAATACATATTACATGTTCACTATTAATAAAATTATTAGTATTATTATTCAAATTCGCTTGTTTTATATTAGCAATTAACTTATTTGTAATTGATTGAGACATATAATTATATTTTATAATAAATATTTATATTTTAAATTACTTTTATCTAACTTAATTTTTTTACTTTGTTCTTAAACAAAATATAGACTGAAGAAGGATAAGATAATTGCATTTTAAATTTTTGAAATAATAATTATTTTTAAATGGAGTTAATAAAAAATGAACTAGTAATAGTATATATGGTTCTTGAAATTTTGCAAATTTATCATAATATTGATTATAAATTTTAAAAAACTATTGACTCATAACATTAATATAAATAATTAAGCAATAATTAATTCATTTGTAACTATTACATCTCCACTAATAGTCATAGTTCCACTAATATCGGTATTTCCTAAACTTGCTGTATTAAATTGCCCTAATACTTGTAATATAATAGAACTTATATCTAAAGAGGCATTACTATTATTTATAGCATTTAACAATTGTTGATTCGTAAATCCATCTAATTTTTCGATTTCTTCTTCTAATTCAATTGATATACTTAAACTTTGTGTTTTACTTAATTTTGATAATTGATTTGCTTGTGTTTCACTTGTCATTATTATTAATTATATTATATATTAATTAAATAATTAATAATTTATTTTTATAACATTTATTTTATAAAAATATTAAATATTTAATTACTAATTATTTAAATGAATTATATAACTGATAATATAAATCAAAATAAAAATTATGATTTAAGTTTTAATAATAATATTTTAAATAATTTAAAAAAATTATATGAAACAGAAAATATTCCAAATATTATTTTTCATGGACCAAATATGACCGGTAAAAAAACATTATTAGAACAATTATTAAAAATTATATACAAAACAGATTACAATATAAAAAAATTTACATTACTAATTAACTGTTCTCATGGAAAAGGAAATATTAAATTTATTAGAGAAAATCTTAAATATTTTGCAAATTCTATTATAAATAATAATAAAAATAATTTATTTAAATCAATAATATTATTGAATGCAGATAACTTAACAATAGATGCACAATCTGCATTAAGAAGATTAATTGAATTATATAATCATAGTACACGATTTTTTATTGTAGTAGAAGAAAAACATAAAATATTAAAACCAATATTATCTAGATTTAGTGAAATATATTGCAATCAAAAAGTAAATTTAAATAATATAAAAGGTGTAAATTATACAAATAAAAAATTATATAATTTAAATAAATTTATTAATTTTGAAGGAAAAAATAATAATATTTTATTACATTTTATAGAATTAAGTAATAAACTATACAATAATGGCTTTACTTGTAATATATTGTTACAATATATAGATAATAAATTAGAAGATAATAATAATAAACTACGTTTTTTAATTACAATAGAAAAATATAAAAAAGAATTTAGAGATGAACAATTACTTATATTATTTTGTTTGAATTTTTTATATTTTCAAAACAATATGTCTTTTGAAAAATTTATATTTATATAATTCGTTTATTAAAATATTTAAAAATGTTTTAATTAAATAAAATATAAATATGGATGATTATAATATTAATAGCATTATTGAATCTAAAAATGAATGGTGTGCAAGACTAACAAATATTTTAACACCATGTATGATAGAAGGAATAAAATCTATATTCGACGAAGCATATAATATGTGCATTGAAAATGATGAAGAATCAAAATATTTAATGACATTTCAAAATCTATTAAATAATATACCAAAATGGAGTTCCGAAATAGTTGAAACAGAAAAAGATAGAATAATTTCTACAAGTGGTTGTAATTATTTAGAAGATTTAATAACATGCGTTCATATTACACAATTAAAATCATTAACAGTTACACGTGTAGGTTTAAAACAAAAAAAAATAAATATAGATATTCCTAATTTAAATACTTTTATTCATAAATCATATATTGCAATAGCAAGAAAAATTTATATTAATGTTTATTTATTCGAAAAAGATATTTTGCCTTTACAAATTCAAAAAAATAATCGTGAATTAGAAATTATAATTAAAGAATGTATTTTAAATAGTGTTAGAGAAAATATTCCAATTGAAAATATTTTGAAAGTATATCTTGATGAAACACAAGAAACTGATGTTGAAATTGAAGAAACAAAAGAACAAATATTGGATAAAGAAGCAATTGAAAAATTAGAAAAAGAAAAAAAAGAAAAAGAATTACAAATGATAAAAGAAGAAGTGGAAGAAAAATTAAGAAAAGAATCTAAAGATAGTGTTAAAAAAGCGATAAGCGAAGCAAATAAATCATTGAATATAGAAGAAAATGAATTATTAGAAGACGATGATAATATAAGTGATTATGAAGATACTTTATCGGAAGAAAATAATGAAAATGGATTAAAATTAAAAATAGGAGATTCTCTCAATGAAGATTTAAATATTAAACCTTTAGATGAAGATCCTGATAAATTAGAATTAGATGTTTTAGATTTAGATGTTAAAACTAATGATTTAGACGATTTGGATTTAGGAATTGAAGAACTTAAATAAATAATCAAATAAAATTCGTTAATTTTTAAAATTATATTTATTCTAATAACTATAAATATAATTATGTCTAATTTAGTAATAACTTCTGCTATTATTAGTGTTATTTATTTTTTTATGAAATTTTTTGAAATGAGATTTATCTTAAAAGAAAATAAACCCTTAAAACAATTAGTAATTGATGCTTTAATTGTTTTTATTGCATCTACATCTACTATTTTGTTATTAGAACAATTTAATTTAGGTGAATTAACAGGAAATACTAAAGAAGTTCCCGGAGCATTTATTAACAAACCAGATTTTTAAAATATATTTTTATTATATTGTTAAACTAATAAAAATATACAATTTTATACCATAATTGGTAATTCATCTATATTAAAAATTGCATTTGGATTGTTAATTTTTTTTTTTGCTATTTGATATTTTTCAAATAATGGATTTTTTATAACTTTCTGAGGAGTATGATTATGGACTGTTCTTGCAATCATCTTATATAATTTAAAATCAGGATATCTCTCGTCGCCATTATTTTTATATAAAATATTTTTATTTTTATCATCAAAAATCCAAGATATCATTATTTTTTTTATTGGTGATTTTAATTTTTTTATATTATCTAAATCATCTATAAAATAATCAAAAAGACTACAACCTAATCTGCAAAGATCAAAACTATAATTTGGATCTAATCTTGGTTTGTCATCATTCATATATGGTTCACAGTTATATTGAGTTGCTGCGTCTCCATCTGGTGAATAACTATCACTACATATTAAATTTCCCTTAAATCTATATATAGCCCTTCCAAAATCAATAATTTTGTATATTTTTCCAAATGTTGGAATTTTATAATGAATATTATTGTATTTGTAATATAAATATTTTTTTTCCGTTTTCACATATACTATATTATTTGTATGTAAATCATTATGTGTAAAATCAAAAACTTTTTGATATGTTAATAAAGTAAATAAGATTTGTAAAACAATTGATTCATATTCATTATCTTTTATATTATTATTTGCTATATATGAATCTAATGTATCTTCACAGCATTCCAGTGCAATTGTTTGAACCGGAAAATTAGAAATACTTGCATACAATTCTTCACCTTCTTCTGAACTTTCTCCTTCTGAACTTTCATCTTCTTCATTACTATCTTCTTCATTACTATCTTCATCATCGTCATCTGTATTCGAATATCTTGAAGAACAATTTGAACTACTACATGATAATTCATTCGTTTTATTTTTTTTTTGTTTTTTATTTTCATTTGTTAATTGATCATCATTTTCTTTTTTACTATTTTCTTCCAACAATTCTTCTGTTAAATTCATTATTTGTATTTCACAATCTTTTTCATTTTTGTCTTTAATATCTTTAATTTCTGAATTTTCTTTAATTTCCAAATTTTCTTTAATTTCCAAATTTTCTATTTCCATATCAAAAGATCCTATATTCAAATCAATATTATCAAATTCTATATCAATATTTTCTGAATTATTTGATAAATCAAGTATTTCTATTTTTTTTTTATTTTTTTTTGTATTACTAAATATATTTTTATAATTTTCTGTTTCAAGTACTTTAAATAATATATTATTGTTTTTATGAAAAAACTCTGAATCGTCTAAATATTCTATATCATCATCTATTGCTACCATAAAATCTTTTTTTATTCCTAAAAATGAACCATAATAATCTATTCCATTTAAAAAATTATAACTATTTAAAAGTAGACTAGATAAATATGAAAAAAATCCATCACTATAGGCAGAATTATTTACATCATAGTATTTTTTAATTACTTTTTCATCATGTCTATTTGTATAATTTGGTAATTTAAAAATATCATAATTTTCTTCGAATTTTCCTATCATATATTTTATTGGATCTACCATTGGACCATATTTAAAAAATATTTCTTTCTCTATTTTATTATTACAACTATCTATAATATTTCCAATAAATTTAGAATAGTCAATTTTTTTTACCAATGAATCCAATTTATAAAAATTATTTAAATTAATAGAATTATAATTTTTTTCATTTAAATTAAAAAATCTCTCATATATGGGAATATAATTTTGAATATTTTCTATTCCTAAAAGATTATTATCTTGCATTTGTTGGAATAATTCATTATTTTTATTTTTTCTATAATTTATTTCCATACTTCACACTTTATTATTTTATTAAAAATAATAAATTTTTAATGTTTAAACGATTTTATTTTAATAATTAGTTATTTTGAATATTATTTAATTTCTATTGGAATACAAATATAATTTTATAAAATAAAAACAATACCTGCTACTCCTAAACTAATTAAACCTATAGATTTTATCATATCAAAAAAATCATTGTCCTCGTTATCAATTGTTATATCTTCTTTTAAATATCTATTTATATTACTTGAAATGCTTGGTGGTTTTGCTGATGGTGTTGGTGGTTTTGCTGATGGTGTTGGTGATTTTGCTAATGGTATTGATGGTTTTGATGGTTTTGCTGATGGTAGTGTTGGTGGTTGTGCTGATGGTGTTGGTGGTTTTGCTGATGGTATTGGTGGTAGTATTGGTGGTTTTGCTGATGGTATTGGTGGTTTTACTGATGATATTGGTGGTAGTTTTTTGATCTGTTTTAGTTTTGACACTGTATTTGTGTTTATTTTTTTGGTTTGATTTGGTGGTGGTACTCTTACTGCTGTTGGTGCTGGTGATGTTGGTGCTGTTGCGGGCGCTGATGTGAGTACTGATGGTGGTGGCGTGAGTAGTGGTGGTGCTGTTGCTGCTGTTGGTATTGGTGCTGGTATTAGTGGTGCTGTTGCTGCTATTGGTGCTGGTGCTGTTGGTGCGGGTGGTGGTTGTGGTGGTGGTCCTGATGGTGGTAGTTGTGGTAGTTGTGGTTGTGGTGGTTGTGGTGGTTGTGGTGATTGTTGTGGTTGTGGTCCTGATGGTGGTGGTCCTGATGGTGGTGGTCCTGATGGTGGTGGTCCTGATGGTGGTGGTCCTGATGGTGGTTGTGATGGTTGTGGTTGTGGTGGTTGTGGTGGTGGTTGTGGTGGTTGTAGTGGTTGTGGTTGTGGTGCTAGTCTATCTTCTCCTAGTTCTAAACCACTTTCTGCTGTTTGTCTTTTTGCTCTTGGTCTTGGTCGTGCTGATGCTGCTGCTTCTTTTGCACGTTTATCGGCTTTTATAATTTCATTTTGTTCATTAGGAGTAAGTTTTTCCCAATTTACTAAATGACCTTTATTATTATAATATATTCTATAATTCTCTTTTCTTTTTACATGATGTTTATAAAATGGTGCCTCATACTTAAAATTACTTTCATTTAATTTAGTAATTAATTCAAAATGATTACCATAAGAAACAATCAAAATTCTATTTTCTGATTTTGAATCACCATATGTATAAGGAGAATCTTGATTTTTACATTTTTCATTATTTAATCCCTGGTCTCTACATTCTTTAGAAAGAATTATTCTTTTTTTTTCGGTATCATAAATAAATACTTGTATATAAACACCAATTCTTTCTGCTAATTTATTTAATCGATTATAAACACCATCACCATCTACTTCAATTATTTCTAGTTGATTAATTTCATTATTTACATATTTATTACCTATTATATTGGGGTCTAAATTTATTTCATTTGCTAATTCTTTTAATTTTGTTACAGTTAATTTTTTATGATTAATAATATCTTCATAATTATAATTCTTATATTTAATCCATTGTAATAATGATATCCAAAAACATTGATTTTTCATAAGGGGTTCTCGTTCTGGAACTCCATCATTATGTATTACAGCAAATTCTTGTTCTGGTACTACTAAAATATTCCATATGTTTTCAAAACCTAAGTTAACTGCATCATCATTATTATTATTATCATCACTTTGCATAATAATTCCTAAACATAATTTAGAAGTATCACAATTTGTTTCTGTAATGGCATTACTTATATCTTTTTTTAATTTTTCAAAATTATCCTTATAATTCGATTTTGTAAATTGTGTTAAAATCATATTTTTTATAGCAAAAAAATAAATTTCTCTTTTTTTGATAACTTTGATAACATTATTATCTGAACAATATGTAAATAATTTATTTGGAATTTCATGACATATATTTGTTGACCATACTCCTCTACAATGATCAATATAATGAGGTGTACTTATAAAATAATGTAAAAATTCTAATAATTCTAATTCTTTTTTATTTTTGTTATTTTTTATAATTTTATCATCTTCATCATTGTGATACCACTGAATTGCAAATCCACATTTTTCAAGAAAACTATGATATTTAAGTGGAATAATAGGTTTAATTATATTAATATACATAATTGCTGATGCTAATTGATGAAAATTTTGACGATATCCTTCTAGAATAGAAAAAATATTATAATTTATTGGATAAACTTGTTTAAGTAATTCATTCGTCATATGTAATTTTCTATCACCATAATCTCTATTCTCTTCACCAACTCGTCCTATTGCAACAAAATATGTTGCAATTAACATACAAAATTTTTCAGTTGGATCTATGTTTTTTAAAATATTAAACTTAATAGTTTTATATATATATATACCTGTAGATAATGATCTCATATGATTAAATACACCATGGTTAGAACGATCATCGCCAGACGGATAGTTTTTTTTAGAAATATGCTCAAATAATTCCTTTGCTGTGATCTTTAGATTTTTTTCTAAATTTTCTTCATTAAATGCATCTAAATTTAATTTTATGTTTTGTATCCAATTATTATATATTGCATAAAATTCATAGTAAAACTTTTCTGTATGTGAGTCTAATCCAATAGATTCTGGATTAATTCTAATAAAATTTAAAATTGTTAAATAATTAATTGTCACATCATTTACTTTTTTTTCTGCTACTGGTAGTAATACTATTTGTGAATTAAAATCAATAAATTCTTCAGCTATTAATTCTAAAATATATTGTGTACTATTATATTCTATATCTGTATCTGTATCAACAGAATTTCTACTATAATACGTATTAATATAATTATTTGTAGTTCTAGTATAAATTTCTGTCCGTTTTTTTATAATTTTAGCTTTATATAAAGGTACTAAAACTTCAGAAAATATTAAGTTTATATTATTATAATTTAAGTCAATTTCGCCAGTATTTATATCATTCGTATTTATATTTGCTAAAAAGTTAATTACATGGGTTGTTGAAAAAAAACAGGGTGAATTTTTTGGTAGGAATATTTGTAATCTAGTATATTTTGACTTTGAATTATTTTTACGAGAATATTCCGACATATTCCAAAGTGGATAGTTATGAGCATTTATTATTTTATCAAAATATATATAGTCATTCTCATCAAAATTATTTAAATCTTCTGAAATATTCATAAATATATACATACCCTCATCAAATGGCACAAATGATAATATTTCTTCTTGATTTGTATATTCTAAAATATATTTAAAGTTACCGATACAATTTTCTTTAGATTTTTCGATATAATTTTTTATCAAATTTGATAGTGGGACTTTATAAAATTTTCTAACACCTTCACATCGTCCAAACTCGTTTAGTAAATATTTTTTCCATGAATTATTTTTATATTCATTTGTAATAGCTATATTTTTAATTGCTTTTTGTATTACTTTATCTGATGTGTTAATTGGAAATAAGTTATTCATGTGAGTAATTTCACCTGCTCCGTGAGGATTTCTTTCAAATTTTATGTTATTAGAGGCAATAGCTTTAAAAAAATTGTTGTAAGATAAGTCTTGTTTATAATAATTTTCAACCATCGGAGACGCTTCAAGTGACTTCTTTATGGTATTTTCTATTATTGTTTTTAAATTAGTGTCATTTATTACTCCTCCAGTCAATATATATTTTCTTTTTTTTTTTAAACTATTATTATGTTTATTAATTTTTTTTCTAGATATTTTCATATAAATTATATTATAATATATAATTTAATTAAATTAAATAACTAATTAAATTAAATAACTAATTAAATTAAATAACTAATTAAATTAAATAACTAATTAAATAATATTTATAATAAATATTATTTAGTAATAATGACTTTAGAATTAAAAAAATTTGATATGAAAAATATTAGTTTTAAACCAGAAGAAAATAAAGGCCCAGTAATTGTTTTAATTGGTCGTCGTGATACTGGTAAATCTTATCTTGTTAGAGATCTTCTTTATTATCATCAAGATATTCCAATTGGTACTGTTATTAGTGGTACTGAAGCCGGTAATGGTTTTTATAAAGAACATGTACCAAAATTATTTATTCATGATGAATATAATAGTGCTATTATTGAAAATATTTTAAAGCGTCAACGTACTGTTTTAAAACAAATGAAAAAAGAAGTTGAAATCTATAAAAAATCCACAATTGACCCCAGAGCATTTGTTATTTTAGATGATTGTCTTTATGATGCAACATGGGCAAAAGATAAGATGATGAGATTACTTTTCATGAACGGGAGACACTGGAAGGTAATGTTGGTCATCACAATGCAATATCCCCTTGGTATTCCTCCAAATCTCCGTACAAACATCGATTATGTTTTTATCCTACGTGAACCATACATAGCAAATAGAAAACGTATTTATGAGAACTATGCAGGAATGTTTCCTACTTTTGAATCCTTTTCCCAAGTCATGGATCAATGTACAGAAAATTTTGAATGTTTGGTAATAAATAATAATTCAAAATCCAATAAATTAAATGATCAAATTTTTTGGTATAAAGCCGAAGAACATAAGGCTTTCAAATTGGGTTCAAAAGAATTTTGGGAAATTAGCAAAAATCTTGACTCTGACGATGAAGAAGAAGTTTATGACCCAAATGCGCGTGATAAGAAAAAAGGACCAAAAATTAATGTGCGGAAGAGTAAATGGTAAGCAGGTAGGGCGACCTGCAAACGCCTTATTTAGGAATTTTTTTATATTTAGGTAATATAATTCAATAAAAATTATATATAATAACAATTTATAAAGTATGATTCGAAAAAAAAATAATTAAAAATAAATCAAAAGTTCAAGTATCCTTTATAATAAGAATAAAAATAAGATAAAAATCCTATAATCATAGTACTAATTATTATGCTATTTATATCACCGCGTGAATAATTATATTTATGTAAAAAAAACATTAAAATTGCTAAAATTGCCCATAAACTTATACCAAATAATGTATGTATTAAAAATCCACGGCTAGCAGTTGGGTTATTTTTATCAACAACATTATATTGCATTAAATTAACAATAAAAAATGCGGCACTAGCAAATGCAAAAAAATTTACTAAATAAAATTTTATGCTAATTTGTTCTAATAGTAATAAACTCAATGCAACAAATAATCCACTTGTAAATAAATAATATAATAATTTTTGAATTAATTTTATTGGATTCATTATTATTTAATTATATTGTATTTATATTATTATTTAAAATATTTTGATTATAAATAATTAAAGCCATAAAACACATAATTATATTAACTAAATAATTATGTATTTTATAAGTTATAATAATTTTATTAAAAATAATAAAAATAATAAAAATAAAAGCATATTAAATAATCCTTATTATTGGAATAATTGGATAGGTAATGAAATATTTGATATGGATTATTTAAAAACTATTTTTTCAAATTGCATAGAAAATAAAATGATTTTTTTAACTACTAATTTATCTAAAAACATAAACTCTGTAATAGGAATATGTGTTTTTAAAAAAATAGAATATAAAAATTATTATGAATTAAAATTAATTTCAAAAAAATATAAAAGTCTACATAAACATATTGGTAAAAAATTTACAAATTATTTGAGAGAACATTATATAAATAAAAAATTTATATTAATAGATGATTCAGAAATTAATAATTACTATGAAAATCTAGGTTATAAAAAAGTTAATAATATAATAAAATTAAGTATTTACCAACAATTATTAAATACAAAAAAAAATAAAATATATTATTTAAATACTAAAATTAAAGTATAATTTATATTTTTATATTTTTTATATTTTTTATATTTTTTGTAATTTTTCAGATTTTTTGTAATTTTTCAGATTTACATTCCATATTTTCTATTAGTTTTTGTTTTTTATTATTTTCTTTATAATCATAACTACAATCATGATTTAATGGATCTTTATGAAATTTACAATAATATTTTTCACATTTACAAGCAAAATCTGTTAATTTGATTTTACGAACACATCCATTAAATGCACAAGTATTGTTTTTTTTTATTTCCTCTACACTCATTGTTACCTTACTATATAATAATATTTTATTTTTAATAACTTATTATTATATTTTTAAAAGAAATATCACTTATTACGTAATTGTTTTTTAGGTTTAGGTTTTGTTCTAGTTCTTTGCTTTTTAGGTTTTAGTTTTATTCTAGTTCTTTGCTTTTTAGGTTTTGAATTTGGTTTTGTTCTAGTTCTTTGTTTTTCTTTATTTTTTCCTTTAATTTTACTAGTATATGGTTTAAATCTAGAATTTTTAAATCTAGAATTTTTAAATCTTTCATTTCGATTTGGACCAATTCTACCAATTCTTGTTATATTTATTTGTTTAGAAGATTTTTTTTCTATATCATCAGATGATAAAATTCTTGCATCTTGTAATTTTTGTTTTAAATCAATATCATACATATTTAACCAATTCATATCATCATTAGAACGTATATAAACTTCTTTATTTTTATCTTTAAGAGTTTTGAAACAGTAAACTAATAACATATCATCTATTTCTGATTTATCTGGTATAGGAGGTGCAAAATCAATGCTAGGAAAAAGATTAACTTTTTTACCTTTATTATCATTTGTACTACAAAATACAAACACATTTTTTTTATTTTTGAGCATACCACCTATATTTCTAAAACGACCAGAAGTAGTTATTCCAGTTATATCTTTTACACTATGTTCTTGGCAAAAAATAATAATATAAATACCTCTTTCTAAATAATTATCTAAAATGTCTGAAATTACACTTCTATCAACTGCCGATGAAGTAAAATTAAAAAATATATTTTCTCCATCAATTAATAAAAATCGATTATGTAAGATAGAAATATTTTCTATAAGTTTAATTACATCCTTCATATAATCATTATTATTTAAAAAATTTAAGGTTGTATTATAATATTGTAGATCTTTACTACTATCAATAGGTACATAACTGAAACCAAAATAATGTTCAAGTTTTAAATTTATTTGTGAAATTATATCATTTGAAGTTGGTTGATCCATTATATATATAAAATATTTTATTCTATATTAATTGGATCTTTTGGTGGTTCCATTACAGATTCCATTCCATCAGCCATTGCCGCTAATTTTTCTAAATCTTCTTTGGAATCTTTTTCTTTAGCATCTCTTTCTTCTTTTTGTTTTCTGCGTTCTAAAATTTGGCTTAAACCATGATCATTGTCTTTATCACTCTTAAGAATTACATCTTCCGATTCAAATAATTCTTTTCTTAAATCAGCAGTTGATACATCATCATTTTCTCCATCACCAAATAATAAATTCTTTCCAGGAACATCCATTCTATCTGCATTTACTAAATTTCCTTCTTCATCAATAGATTGCATTAATTTATTACCCTCTTTGCTTGCTTTTTCGATATTTTCTTGAATTGCTTTTTTCTTAGCCTCTTGAACACGTTGTTTAAATTGTTCTTTGGATGTTTCATCATTTTCTTTTTTCTTTGCCATTAATTCATTTAATTCTTTTTCTAAATATTCTACACGACCTGTTTTATATGCTTCGGGATGGAAAGGCATCCACATTCCAACAGGACCGACATATACATCATGGTTTGGATCTTCTTGTCTAAGCATTTTACATCTCAATTCTGCTTCTTCTTGAGATCCAAAAACACCCCTTACTTTGATACCTCTTGTATTTGTTTGAAACTCATGTAATTCATTATATTCTTTTTGTAATTGTTCTTCTTTAGCATCAATATAAGATTTGTATTCATCATCCAATGTGGTTAAAAATAAATTTGATTTTTCTTCTTCAACAAATTCTTCCATATCTTTAGTAAGTTTATCAAAATCGACATTATATTTATATGCAATAAAATTTAAAAATTGTGTATATTTTTCAAAAGTCTTTTTAAATTCAAAATTTTTAAGAAATTTTTCAAAATAAAACAAATTTTTGTTTTTAATATGATCTTCTGGTGAAATAAAACTTAAGCAAGCATATTTTTGTCCACTAATAGGTTTATCCTCATCTAATAAATCAATGTATTTAGTATTTTCTTGTGATAAATTATTTTCTTCTTTAACAAAAGATTTAGCTTTTTTTTTTGTAGACATTTGTTTATATTAGTTAAATTAAAATTTAATTTTAAGTATTATTTACAAAAATATTTATTTTTAATTAAATTAATATTTTTGTAAAATTTTTTTTTTATTATTTTCTTTATATTATTTATAAACAAAAATGAATCCTGGTATGAGTGAACTTGTAAAAAGAGCCATAAAATACTTAGTTGAAGGTCTTATGGTTGCTATTGTTGCATTTGTAATACCACCTGAGAAACGTGCTTTAAAATTAGAAGAAATTGCCATAATTGCTTTAATGGCTGCTGCTACTTTCAGTATTTTAGATACATTTGTTCCAACTATGGGTGCTAGTGCTAGATCTGGTGCTGGTTTTGGTATTGGAGCAAACCTTGTAGGTTTCCCTAAATTAGGTTAAAAATAGTTAATTACAAAAAATATAATATTTTTAATAATATATTTTCATTAAAATATATTATTTTAACATAATTAATTATATTATTGATAATTTTGTGAGTAAAATAAAAATTGAATAGAAAATAGACAATTTTATTGTTTTGCAACAACGAGACAGAGAGAAAACAAGAAGAAGAGAACAAATGACCACCTTCTTTTCTGGAAACCAGTTTTCCACAACATATTTCAACAAACTTCCCGACGAATTGATTTTCCATATTAGGAGTTTCAATTTTGATTGGGCTGCAAAAATTATTCAAAAAAAAACAAAAGAGTGTTTTCAAAAAAAAATTGAGGTTTTGACAGAACTTGTCAACTTCTCATTGGATAGTCTTCCAAGAGAAGAGATGGCAAAATTTTCTGTATTTTATAAAAATAAAATACTTAAACCAAAAGACATTTTGGATACTTTTTCAAAATGCAATTGTTGTGAAAGACACCAGATAAATAAACCAAAAGAACTAAAAAAATGGGTAGAAACAACCTTTCATGGAACACAGGATACAAACTGTAGTTGTCATTGTAGACATTTTTCAAGGTTCATATGTCGTGCCTGTGATTAAAAAAAAACCTATATTTTTAAAATAATTTATGTTTGTAAAATAATTTATATTTTTAAAATAATATATTTAAAAAGAACTTAAAGAAAAAAACTCCATAATTAGCATATTTTTATTTTGTTACCATTTATGATAATAAAATAAAAAAATTATAAAATGTGATTTTTTTATTTTTTAAAATCGAAAGTCAAAAAATCTGAAATTGGACATTTTAAAAATGTCCATTTTTACATTGAATACAATAATATAAAAAAAAGTTGAAAAATCACCTAATTATTAATTTCTTACCATTTATGCATTTAAAATATTTTTTTAATTTTTTATAATTTTTCAAAATTTTTATAAAAATTAATTTTTGATGTTTTTTTGTTAGCCATATTTTTTAAAAAATGGCTAATATTTTTACATCAATTACATCATTAAAATAATATATAATTATTATTATCATTAATGTATATAAATTATAATTATAACATATTTTTTAAACACCATATTTTAAAAGACTAACAAATGCTAACAAAATTACATCAAAAATAAAAATTATTATTTTAAAATGAAAATACATTATAAAATTTTTTAAAAATAACTATTTTTTTATAAGCATAAAAAAATATATTTTATAAAAAAATAATTTAGAAGTTTTTTTTGTTAGCCATATATATATAAAAATGGCTAACAAAATTACATCAAATACATCCAAACATTTTATTTGTGAAAATTGTGACTTTAAATGTATTAAAAAAGGTGATTATAATAGACATTTATTAACAGCAAAACATGCAAGGCTAACAAAGACTAACCAAATTACATCAAATGAAAATATAATTTTAAAATGTGAATGTAGTAAAGAATTTAAACATAAATCAAGTTTATCAAAGCATAAAAAAAGTTGTAATTTTTTAAAAAATAATAATAATAATAATAATAATAATACAGATTTAATACAAATAGAAAGTAATAAACAAATAACAGAATTAAAAGAAGATAATAAAGAACTAAAAATTATGATAAAAGAACTTATAAAAGAAAATGCAAAACAGCAACAACAAATAGGAGAATTAATACCTAAAATTGGTAATACTACAAATAATAATACACAAAATAATAAATTTAATATTCAAGTATTTTTAAATGAAAAATGTAAAGATGCTATTAATATGACTGATTTTATAAAATCAATACAAGTAAGCATAGAACAATTAGATTTTACAAAGCAAAATGGATTAGCAAATGGATTAAGTAAAACAATAATGGATAATATGAATAAATTAAGTGTATTTGAAAGACCAATGCATTGTACGGATGTTAAACGTGAAACACTATATATAAAAGATGAAAATGAATGGATTAAGGATGCTTCAAAAGAAAAAATTAAAAAAGCAATAAATAAAGCATCTGGAAAAAATTATAATGCATTACAAGATTGGAAAAATGAAAACCCCGACTTTATGACAAATGATTCAAAAACAGATTATTTTACAAAAACAATAACTACAATAGGAAAACCAACAAATACTATAGATGACAAAGTAATAAAAAATTTATGCAAAGAAACATATGTAAAAATGTAGAAGATTAATGGCGAAAGTTCTTTAAGTTAATTTTATTAATATTTATATTTATAAAACTATTAATAAAATATTTATAATATATTTTGTTTTATTTAAGGTCATAATAAGAAATATTTTTGTATATTGTATGTATTATATATTATATAAATAAATAATAGACTATAAACTAAAAATGTAATTTTTGGTAATTTATACATAAATAGTTTGCTTATATTATGTATTGGATAAACTATTACTTTACCAAACAATAGTCCAATTATGAAAAATAAAAAATTTGCTATATAACTATTATTATTTTTAAAATTTTTTATAAATTCTATATTTAAAATACTATAATTATATAATTGTAATAATAAATCTAAAAATATTACTAATAATATAAATAAATAAACTAAATTTAATATTTTTATATGTGGTTTATTAATATAATCTAAATATTTTATAATATTATCAATATTTTTTAATATTATCAATATTTTTTATAGTTTTATTTTTTACCATTTATAATATAATAATATAATAATATACTAAAATTATTATATAATAAAATTATTAGAAAGGATTATAAGGAAATCTAGGTTTCTTTATTTCATTATTTCTTTAATAATATCATATTTTGATAGATTTTTATTATTAGCTACTTTTATATTTGATTTTAAAAATTTTATATCAAATAATTTACTATAAAAATATGGTAAAATTTCAGGAATTAATGAACTCTGATTTGCTGTTATTATATAAACATTTTTCATTGTAATTGTTTTATTTAAATTTTGAAATACTTCTTTAATTTTTTGAAGACGTTCTTTACCTCCAAAATAGTATTCACCAACATCATTTATTGTTATTTTTGATTTTGTTAATTCTGATATATTTTTTATAAATATTTTTAAAGGTTTATTTGCAAATCCGGCAGTTTGATGAAGAGTAGAATCCATATCAAAACCTATTATTACATCTTTTAGATTAGGATTTAATAAAAAATGAATTTGATCATCTGTTAATCCTGAATATGGATCAAAAAAAGAATTATAAATATTATTTTTTTTATTTATATTATAATCGATATAATTATTATATTGTAATTTAATAAAATTAACCATATTTTTATTGCTTATTTTTGAAATGTAAATATTTAATAAATTATTATATTTTTTTTTTCCTATATTGTCTTCTTGATTTTTTGTTTTATGACATACAATATTATTTGTACACATTATACTTTCTATTTTTTTTTCATCTTTACTAAAAGTAATACCTTTCATCCATGCACTATCATCATCAAAAAAATGAAATATTTTATCTTTATTACTTTCTTTATTAATTTTTCTTTTTTTTCTAACTTTTTTTTGTGTAATTTTTCTTTTTTCTTTTCTCTCTAACTTTTTTTTGTATTTATTATTTGTTTTATTATTTTTAGTTTTCATTATATTTATAATCTATTTTTATTTTTTTTAATTTTGTCTAATATTTTTTGAATTTTGGTTAAAGGTTTTTTTTGACTTTTTTTATTAGGTTTTTTATTTTGTTTATTGTGTTTATTTTTTTCTGTTTTAACTTTTTTTGTTTCAGTTTTAACTTTTTTTGTTTCTGTTTTTTCTTTTTCTTTTTCTCTATATTTTTCTATATCTGCTGGAATATAACGTAAAAAATTTTCTTGATATTCTATACTTCCTTTTTTTACTCCTTTATCAAATAATTCTTTATATTTTTTGGCTTTATTTGATCTAATATCTTCAAGTGTTTCTTGTTTACCATAACAATTAATAGTAAATCTTCTTAATAATCCTTTTTGTTGTAATCTATTTTTAAGTTGTACTCTAAATAAATATTCTGACATACATAATAATCTATTTACATCAAAATGTGGTCTATTAGCATATATAAATACTAAATAAAAACTCAATATTGTATCAATGGTTGCAACTTTTATTTTTTGATTATTAATATATATATTATTATAACTATGACATGAATTTGCTTTATAGATGAGTGCTATAGTATCTTTGTTTACAACTATTTCATAATGTTCATCAATATATTCACCAATTGCTCCCTTTTTATTTATTTTAACATCTTTAAAACCTTCATAATCTAATTGTTCTTTTAAAATTATTGCTGATTCATGTGGTTCTTCACTTAAAACATCAAAATCTGGAATGGTATCAATAATTTTTTTTTCTTTTTTTGGCATATATTTTCCATATAAACTAGAAGCATAACCTCCGAAAAATACTAATCCTTGATTAATAAAACTATCTCTAGTTATATCATAAATTTTATTTCGTTCATCTATAGGACCTTCATAAAATCTTTGAAAATCTTGTTTACTACACATTGTTCCTTTTAATGGATAATTTTTATTTAATAAAATTAAACGTTTTAAAACTTTTTCCCATCGGGATACATCTCCCATAGGTCTTGATAATTCTTGGTATGCACCCATTCTTAATAAATTGGGAGGAGCATATGAAATACCATTTACTTTTATACATTCTTTATAAATATTATTAAATAGATTTTTTTCCATATATGTAATGTCTGCAATTGGAATAAAATTTACAAAAACTTTATATGTTCCTTTATGTATTCCAGTTTTTGCCTCAACTTCTTTATAACCTGCATTATAATAAATATCCGCCAATTTTTTTACATATTCTAATGCAAATGGTGAATAAAAATCATAATCCGGAACCTCAATATCTCTATTATAAAAACGATATTGTTCTGGTAATATATTATTTATAGCAGTTCCTCCATAACAAAATGCTTTATGTGTTCTTAAAAAATGTTCTAACATAGATATTAATTTTTTTATGTCTTCAGATTGTGCAATTTTTCTTCCACTTAGTGCAGAAGCATTATCTACGGATGATCTTAAAATTTCTAGTTCTTTTTCTTCAAAACTAGTTTTATACATAATATAATTATTATATATATTGGTATAAAATAATTATATTAATTTTATAAAATTTTTATAATTAATGAATTATAAAAATATATTTTAATTATGTATATTTATTAACCACCCCTGGCGTTACTAACAGATCCAGTTTGAACGGCTTCTTGTTCTGTAGGTATATCTGAAAAAATTGTTTCACCATTGCTATAATCAGTATTTGTACCTTGTGGTAATAATAATTTATTGGGTTTTTGAATAAATGAAAATCCTCCTTGATTTTTAAAATAATTAAAATAACCTGCTAATTTTGAATCAAAATTTTGAAATTTCATTGCAATAAAATGACAACCTTGATATAACGGTATAGTAAAATCAAAGTTATCTAATTTGTTATTTAAATTAGGTAAAACCATAAAAAATTTATTTTTTGTCTGACTAGCTATTAAAGAGTTTTGATTTTTACCATTTGCTTCTATTGTTTCAAAACGAAATAATGAAAAATATTCACTATTTGATAACATATTTGTATATTTTCCTAATTCATTGTCTCTTATATAATTATTATTTTTACAATAACATATAATTATTATTTTTTGAGAAAAATCTTTAATATTTGTTTCTAAATAATAAGTACCATTATAATTTACACTACTAACTACATTATTAATAAAATGTTCGCTATTATTAGGATTAGAATCATATAAAATTCTTTTTATTGAATTACCCATTTCATTAAATATTGTTTTGTTTTCACTCATAATTCTAAAATGTAAATATAAAGGATCAAGATGACATTTTGTATATTGTTCATCAAATGCTTGTAATTTTATTGTATTTAAGATATTATCAAAATCAATATAATTATAAGTTTCTTTAATAAAATTATTATTTGCAGTAGATGCAGCAATAATAGGTTTATTATTTAATGAATAAATTTCAAAATCTAAACATCTAGCACCTTGTCTTATACATGCTTTTAAGGCACATTCAGAAACAAAATTATTTTTATAGCCTTCTATACAACAACAATTATATGCTGTTTTAATATAAAAATTTCTAGGTAATGCATTTTTAGATGGATCTACTTGTTTTGTTAAATCATATATTTCTTTTCCATCTATTTTTTTAGTTGTCCCACCATTATTTATATTTTGCATAAATGTAGTAGTTATATAAGGATTTGTTTCAGAATATAAATTATCTAAACTATTGCATGCTTTATCTTGTATAATTAATTTTGAATATATCCAACTAATTAAAGAAAATAAAATAAAAAAAACAATAACAAATGTTATTATAATATAATTTTGTTCAGATTCCATTAATTTATTTATACTATTATTTGTATAATCTAAAATATTATTAAAACTTTCTTTTATTTGACTCATAAATATAATTAATATAATAAAATATTTTAATTATATTTTTTAATACTAAAAATAAAGAAATTAAAATTATAATATTAAAATAAATATAATTACTAATATTAATGGCAGGCGGATTGCTTAATTTAATTGCTATAGGAAATCAAAACATAATATTAACTGGAAATCCAACTAAATCATTTTTTAAAACAAAATATTCAAAATATACTAATTTTGGTATGCAAAAATTTCGGATTGATCAGACAGGTCAAACAAACATAGATTTAACAAAAGAAACAAAATATAGATTTAAAATAGCACGGTATGGAGATTTACTCATGGATACTTTTTTAGTAGTTACTTTACCAAACATATGGAGTCCAATTTATAAATATACAAATTTAGATTTACCGGGTAGATCAAATGATTTTTTTGAATATCGTCCATATGAATTTCAATGGATAAAAAATATAGGTAGTCAAATAATTAAAGAAGTACAGTTTACAATTGGAGGTCATTTAATTCAAAAATATTCTGGTTCATATATTCAAAATATAGTTGAAAGAGATTTTGATAACAATAAAAAAAATTTATTTAATGTTATGACAGGAAATACAAAAGAATTAAATGATCCTGCTAATTATGCAAATAGAAATAATAATTATCCAAATGCATTCAATCCTGACAATACAGATATTAGTGGAATAGAACCATCTATTCCCGAAACTCAAATATATATTCCTATAAATAGTTGGTATTCTATGATATCAACTATGGCATTTCCTTTAATATGTTTACAATATTCTGAATTTGAAATAGAATTTATATTAAATCCTATTGAAAAATTATTTACAATAAAAGATGTAATATATGATTTTAGTAATAATAATTTAAATATAATACCAAAAACATATGATAATTTACCAAGAATTAAACCTTTGTCAAATAAAAATGAAGTTTATTCGTTTTATAAATTTATTCAACCACCAGCGGTGAGAGATATTTGTAATAATTACATTTATGAAAATAAATTAAATAATATTAATCCAGATATTCATTTAATAACTACTCAATGTTTTTTAGATAATGAAGAAAGAACATTATTTGCAAATAATATTCAAGAATATTTAATAAAAATAGTTTATGAATATCCATTTGATATTAAACAACAGTCTGGAAAAGTTAAATTAGAAAGTAATGGTTTGGTTTCAAATTGGATGTGGTATTTTCAAAGAAGCGATGTAGAAGATAGAAATGAATGGTGTAATTATACTAACTGGCCATATGAAAATAAAATACCAAATAGTTTGAAAGAATTAAAAAATGAATTAAATTTAGAAAATATTTATTATCCATATTTAGAAAATTATGTTTTAGATAGTAGTAAAAATATTTATTATACTGGTTATACTCCAAATACAAATGAACAACAAAATCATAAAGATATATTAAAAAATTTTGCAATAATTGTGGATGGGGCATATAGAGAAAAAGAGTTTCCTAGTGGAATATATGATAAAATAGAAAAATATAATAAAACATTAGGAAATGTAAAAGAAGGATTATATAATTATAATTTTTCTTTATATAATGATCCATATAAAATACAGCCGAGCGGAGCATTTAATACAAATAAATTTAAAACAATTGAATTTGAATATAATTTAGTATCAAATCCTCCTTTTGATTTAAGTAGTGTATATTTTTCTACAATTTGTGATCCAGAAACAGGAGAAATTATAGCAACATCAAAAGATCCAGGTACAATATACAAATATAATTATAAATTACATATTTATGAAGAACGTTATAATATATTAAAATTTCAATCTGGAATAGCAGATTTAATATATTCGAGATAATTAATACTATATAATAATAATGTAATTAACAATAATATTATAGAATTATTTTAAAAAGAAATAATGAATATAAAAAAATACAAACAAAAATTTTAAGAAAAAAATTAGAATACTAAATTAGTAGTTCTAATAATTTTAATATATCTAAATATACAATAATTATTTTACTTTTATTTTAGGAACTTTTCGTGTTCCATAACCATTTTTAATTTTAGATTTTTTTGCTAATTTTAATGCTTTTGAATTATCTAAACAACCATCTTTCAATATATTAAAATCTACGGCTGCTGCTTTGCCTCCACTAATACTGGATGCTAAACGCGCAATACCCCAACTATATGATGTTTGGCTTGGACGAGACCCAGATGAATAAAATGCAGCTTGTCCTTTTTTAACAATTTTATTTAAAGCTTTAATAGAACAACCAGTTTTTTTTGCTAAATTATTATTAACAACAATTTTATTAACTTTATATAATTTTTCAGCATTTAATAGATGTTGTGATTTTTTATTTTTAAATGATTTAAGAGGTTTTCTATCTATATAAATTCCTTTTTTATATGCATCACGAGATTTTTTAAGTTGTTTTTTTTGTTTTGCTTTATCTTTTTTGGAGAGACGTTTTGGTAAATATTTAATGGGAACATTCATAATTTAAAATACTGTATTATATATTATTTATAAAATAATATATAATATGTTTTAATTACTTACTAATTATCTTCTTCTACTTTTTTTTGATCCTATTTTTTTTCCTCTTTTTGTTGTTTTTCTTGATTTTCTATATTTTTTCCCTTTTCTTGATTTTCTATATTTTTTTGACTTTTTTCCACCATCAAGATCATCCATACGTTCATCTAATTCCTGTTTGAGAGGATTAGGTGGTAAATCCGGTAATTGTTTTATATTATTATTATTTAGTACTTCATTTAAATCTGCTATCATTTTAGATAATTCAATATTTTTACTCTCATCATCGAGTTGAATTCCTGCAGCATCTATCGCAGCCTGGGCATTCTTCAAACTATCATAATTTTTTAAAAACAAAGCTAAATTATCTGCAGTTATTATAGATTCATATAATTTATCTTTACTATTAAACTCTTCTGCAATTTCTTTTAAGGTATCTTCATCAATTGTACTGTAATCATATGTGATCGGCATTACAATTATATATATATTTATATAAAAAAATTTAAATATATATATTAAAAAACCTAAATATTAAATAAATATATATACCTAAATTTAATATAAAATAAAATATTTTAATAATATAATAAATTTAAAAAATGAAAGAAAAAATATTAAGATTTGAGAGAGGTCCTCCTGGAAAAAAATATACAGCAATTATTCAAGATAAACAAACAAAAAAAATACGTAAACTTCATTTTGGTGCATCTGATTATGAGCAATTTAAAGATCGTACTCCATTGCAATTATATGCTCATAAAAATCATAATACACGTAAACGTATGCAAAATTATTTTAATCGTCATTCAGGAACAAAAAAACGCGGACAAGCAATAGCATTAGAAAAGAAAAGATCTAAAGGTTATTATACTCCAAAAATATTAAGTCATTTATATTTATGGTGAATTATATTATTAAAAACTATTTAAAGATTTAAATATATTTAAAATGTATGTAAAAATTTCTAATTAATACTATTTTTTACAATATTTATAAGGAGCACAAGATGCTCTCATAGTAAATCCTTTTATTTTTTTTAAGCAGCGTTTTTTAGTAAAGCGGCGTGGGAGATTAAAAACTTTACCATCTTTGCGTTTACATTTTTTTGCTTTTTTTCCAGTTTTACAACAATCTCTCATAATTTATATTTTAAAAATAAAAAAATTATAAATTAATTATAAAAACATGTATTTATAATTTAAATATCATTTGTCTTCTTTCTTTAAAAGTTTTTGATTTACTTCGTTTACCTAAAAATTCAAAATATTTTTTACTTAAATTATATCTTTCTCTCACATGTTTTGCTTTTTTATAAAGTGTTTTTTTATGTTTTAACATTGCTTCCATTCGTACTTTCATAATCATACCAACTTGCCATATACGTTTATGTGGATATTTTTTTGTTTTATATAATCTCTCTAATTTTTTTATAGTTTTTTTTATATCATCAACATTAGAATATTTAATACTAATAGTATCTCTCGGATTTTTATCAATATATACATCAAATGATTTTTTTGGATCATTTGGGTTATATAAGAATTGTTTTTTATGGGTAGTCTTGACCATCCCACCACATATTTTCTTAGTTTTTCCGAGATTATATTTTTTATCCATATAAATCATATCTTGTGTTAAATTTTTACAACCTTTTTTATCTTTATTTTTGCGATACATTCGTAAAACATTGAATCTTGCTTTTTTCATTTTTGCAGCTTCTCTCATTTTTTTATATGTTTTATTTTTTTTATGTATACCTTCTTCTATTGCCAAAATTCTTTTATATTGGGGATCATATAATTTATAAATATGTTTTTTATTTTCTTTTGAAAGATGTCTCAATTTTGGTAAATATTTATTATTAATCATTATATAATAAATATATAATAAATATATAATTATAATTTTGGATTTTTTTTTGTTATAACTGTAAAATAATATTCATAAAATGTTTTATTTAATACTATTTTTAAAAATATTAAATATATAAAAAATAATAATAAACTGTAAAATGCATTTTCTATATTTATTAATTTATTTTTATCAATATTAAAATGTTTATATGCAACAAATAAAAATAATAAAAATTCAAATATTGTTACACTATATTTATTTGGATTATAATTAGGTTTATAAATTAAATTTATATATATACTGAATATTAGAGAAAAAAATGTTAAATATAACGTAGAAAAATAAGAAAAATTTATTAAATATAAAAAACTCAAAATCCATATCCATAAACAAAAAATAAATAATCTTTCATATGCAAATTGAAACATCTTTTATATTTAAGAAATAATATTTTAATTAATTTATTTTCATTATACAAAATAAATTAATTAAAATATTAATATTATAAAAATCATATAATTCATTTTCAAATATAATTTCATTACGATATTCTATATTTTTATTATTGTAAAAATCATATAATTCATTTTGAAATATAACCGCAACACGATATTCTATATTTTTATTATTGTAAAAATCATTTATTTCATTTTCAAAAATCAATTCATCACGATATTCAATAATCATATTAATAATTAAATATTGTATATTATTTATTAATCAATTTTTATAAAAAAGTAATAAATTGTAATTAATAATGTATAAATATAATATATAATATATTCATGGGTGATCAAATTAATCTAATTAAAGAAAATATTAAAGATTATATTAATGAAAATAATGAAAATTTAGTTATTATTGAAAATGATTTAAAAAAAATAGAATTAATAGAAGAAATAATTAAAAATAAAGCGGCAAAAAAAATCCAAAGAACTTTTAAAAAATTTAAAGAAAGAAAGCAACAAAAAAAAGCTTCAACAAAAATATCTAAAGCATATAGAGAAAAGTTATCACTTGTTATATTAAATAAACAAATCGGAGATATATTATGTAATGAGATAAAAGGAGGAAATGAAAAATATAGACAAGATATAAAAAATTTATTAAATCAAAATAAAACACCTAAAAAATTAAGTAATATGTATTTTTATTATTGTAAATTTGGTAAAAAAATATTAGGCTATTATGAAAAAGCAAAAGACCCAAAATTAAAATCTATAATAGAAGAAATAATTGGTTGTGTATTTGTAAACACTAGTTTTAGATCAACAAATTTTAATAATATTAAATTTGAAAATACTAGATTTTTAAATATTTCAAATATTAAAATATCAACAAATAATTATTATAATTTTTTACAAAGAAATAATGCATATAAAAGTATAAAAAAAACTCATAAAACGGATGATATATTAGAATTTGATAATGCTGAGTTTATTGGATCTACATTCAAATATTGTATATTTATAAATATAAATTTTGTAAATAATTCTTTTGGATTAAATGAAAATTTAGACCCAGTTTTTAACAATTGTAAATTTATAAATGGTAGAATTAGTTTTCCACTTGTTTTTAATAATACAAAAAAACCTGTAGATATACAAAATATAAAACATTCTAAATTAATTCAATATCCGATTATAAGAGAAATATTAAAAATTGGAAAAAATGGAGAATATATATATGTTAATGGATTACAAAAATTTATACCAAATATAATATTTGAAAATTCATATTTTTTAAATATAGACTTTATTAGTAAAGAAGATTTTAGAGATGAAGGTTATTTATATAAAAATTGTATTTTTAATAAAGCACAGTTTATGAATATTAATTTTATAAAAAATAATTTTGTTGATTGTACTTTTAATAATGTTAAATTTTATAATTGCAAATCTTTTAGTTTATATTTTTTAAATTGTAAATTTTATAATTGTCATTTTATAAAATCCGATTTTGGTAATCAAGGAATTACAGAATTTAATAATTGTAAAATAATTGGTTGTGAATTTCAAGGTGGTATATGGCATAATTGGTTAAATCCTATTTGTACAACAATAATAGATTCTAATACTAAAATCAATGAATGTATATTTATACGTTTACCATTAATAAGTTTTAAATTTAATAATAATTCTGATGATGATTCAAAACAAGATAACAAAATAATGGATATGAGAAAAAATGATTTTGTATGTTGTCATATGTTAGGTACAAATTTTGATAACTGTAATTTAGAAGGATCCAAATTTTCTGCTCGAACAACATGTATAAGTTATTTTAACTGGTTTGGTAGTATATATAAAATAAATCCAACCAAACCAAAATTTGGAAATAATATAAATGAAGAATTTAAAAAGTTATGTGGAAGTGAAGAAAATTTTGATAAATTTTTATTAGAGTTTCAAGGTATAAAAAAACAAAATAAATTAGATAGATTAGGTATTCAACAATATTTACGAATGCGTTATAACGAATATAATTCATTAAATATTGATGTAAATAAATTAAGAGCAAAAACAAATATAAATCCATACGATTATATTGAAGTTCCAATGCATGGATTTTATCAAATTGTACCTTCCACTTCAATGTTTAATAGTAATATAAAAAATTGTAATTTTCAAAGTATTGATGGATTTCAAAGTTTTGATTTTACACAAGTAATGAAAAACGAAAAAGGTAATCCTGATCTAACAGCAACAAATTTAACACATGTGCGTTTAGAAAATGCTAATTTTTATGGATGTAATTTAATAGGTACTGTTTTTCAAGTTGCAGATATTAAAGGAGCAGACTTTAGGAATACTATTGTTAATAATAATACAGATTTTGAAAATACAATGAATACAGAATTAGTACCATATCAAAAAGAGGAAAATGATAGAAATGGTGTACTAGTTAGAAGATATGTAGAAGGTAGTGAAAATACAGATACAAATAGAGAATTAGAGTTTTCACGTCTTCAACAACAAGCAAATGAAACGCATGCACGTTCAGAACATATTATAAATAATAGAGATAAATTTTTTGATTTTTTAAATGATATAAAATTAGATGAAAATTTAAAAAATAATGATAATGATAATGATGAAGAAATTAAGAAATTTTTAGATATATGTTTGGATTATAGTAATAAAATAATACAAAATAAAACATTAGATGTAAATAATAAAAATTATATTAAAGATAATTTTGTGAATAAATTATGTGATTACATTTCTATTAAATTACATTTTACAGATAATGAGAAAAATAATTTAGAAAATAGTTTAAGAAGAATATTTTCAGATGCATTTTTAGAATTGTTAGTATCTTATAAACCACCTGGTTGGTGTTGGTTACAATTAGTAACATTATCTCTCAAATTTTTAATTTCAAATACTGAAATGTATATTTTTATGTTTATACAATATTATTTTAATGAAGTTTTTAATGCACATGGACAAGGTAGTGAAAGTTGTACTTTGGGTATGGTTGAAAGATTAGTTTTAAATCATTCACAAACATCAGAAGGATATTTAATGACTTTAAAAATGGATTCAGATGAATTAAAAAGTTTATCAGATAATACAATAAATTCAATAAAAAAATATAATCCAGCTAATGAATCTGTAAAAGATAGTAAAATAGATAAAGAATTTATTAATAAATTTAATAATCCAGATAATGTTCAATATTATCATCATAAATACACTTATAATAAATTAATTAATATATTAAAACCTAATTCACAATTACCTGAAAATAAAAATGAAGATTTAGGATTTGATTTTGATTATAACATATCCAAAGAAATGAGAGATGAATGTAGCAAATATATTAAAGATAAAATTGACAAAGAAGAGATTTCAACAATAGATCAAATTTGTGAAGTGTTTGTTAAACATATGCAAACATTAATTATACGCAATAATGATGTTTCTGACGAAAAAAGATCAAATTATGAAAAAGATGAAAATTTTAAAAAATTATTTAAAAAAAAATTAGATGCTATTAAAGAACACTTAGAAAAAACAGAAATAGAGTTTTTAAAAATGGATATTGTTATAATGTGTGGTGAAGAATTTACATTAGAAGATATATCTAAATACTTTGATCCAGATTTGGAACAAATGGGTGGTTTAAAACATAAAAAAAATAAGCTGTCAAGAAAAGCAAAAGGTCACTCTGCTCCAATACGTAATAATTCATTAACTACAAAAACATTGAGAAGAACAAAAAGTGAACCAATATTTAGAAATAAAAAAAATATATATAGCTTAGATAAAGTAATTATAAAAAAATTAAAAGAATTAGATGATGATAAATTTAAAAAAATTTTTAATAAATATATAAATAATAAACCAATAAGAAAAGTTAAGTCATTAACCATGGATAATAGAAGAAAATTATCTTCAAATAATAAAGTAACAAGAAAAGCTAAATCATTAACATTGGATTCTAAAGTAAAAGTAGATTTAGAATTACCAATAACTAAATATCAAGAAATAAGTTTAAAAAATATGAATATACAAGATAAACCATATAAAAATGCAATTAAAAAATATTATTTAGAAATGATGGATAATTATGTAAAAAAAATAGAAACTATGTCTATTTCCAATAATATAGAATACAAAATGAATTATGAAAAAAAACCTAAATCAAAATCTAAATCAAAATCTAAATCATCAACTAGTCCAGACAATGTGATAAAATTAGAATTAAATTTATAAAATTTTTTTATGAAAAATAATATAAAAAAATTTTATAAATTATGTTTTAAATTCGCTATAATATGCAGAAGGTCCACAATCTTTAAATTTATCATTTCCTGTTATACTTGGTTGGCATTCATATTCATTATTTGGTTTATTTTCATAAACAAAAAAAGTAGATTCTTTTGTTTCTAATCCATCATTATCAAATACTAATTGTTGATTTAATGCATGTGTTCTTGGTCCTAACATATTTGCCATTTGTTTTTCATAAAATCCGTTTATTGCTCGTAAATACTGGTTAATAACACCTGTTGGAGCAGTTCCACCAATATCCACATTTTCAAGATGTCTAAATTCTGCAGAAAGATCTATAATATCTCCATATTTATTAGATTGTAAATCTTGTTGTGTAGAATAAGATGCATCTTCAGAAACACCAAATGCATTTTCACGTCCCAAAGAAAATAAATTTCTAGAAAAATCATTATTATTAAAGTTCATATCTTTGTTATCACTTACATCACCAAAACAATTCAAAAATTCATCTTCATTTAGTATATAAGATTGAACATTTGCACTTGAAGGGGGTGAAATTTCTTGTAATTCATTATTATATGGAGTATAATTATAATCAATATATTCAATTAATGGATTTCCACATGAATCAATATATATATTTGATAAATCTTGTTGTATTCTTCTGAATACAGTATCAAAATCATTACGTATAGGATTTAAATTTTTAAGTTCATCATTTAATTCATTTATTTTTTTTAAAATTTCACCACTAACTCCTGTTTCAAAACGGGTTTTTGTTATTTTACTACCATTTTCAAAAACTGTATAATTAATTCCTTTCTTTTCCATTGGAAGAGAAAGCATTTTTTGAGCATCTAATAATTCTTGAACACTTTGTATTCTATCATTAGTATCACTTGAATTTGGTAATAATTTTGGATCTGCTAAAACATGTCCACTACTTGAAATATCTCTTTTAAATAACATTCCAGACATATCATTATTTTTATAGTTATTACATATAGATCTAACATTAAAATAAGAATCAGGAAATATATCTAAAATATCTGTATCAAATATAGTAGTTTCACCTTTTATAGAATCCATATATTCATTAATGTTTTTATTAATAATGTTACATGTAGTATTTAAATCAGAAACAAAATTAATAGATTGAAAATTTGAAATTTCATTATTTAACCATTGTCCAGAACAACAAGTAATATCAATAATTTCACCGGATTCATTTCTATTATCAATAATATTTTTAAAATTACATTTTTGTTCATAAGGACAAAAAATATAGTTTGTATCAATAAATGATAAATCAGGTAGTTTTTTATTATTACTACCTGAAAGATATGTAGTAAGTGTATCACTATTATTATATATATCTAAATTATTACCTGAGAATTCATATAATTTTACACAATTTCCACTGGAAGGCATTATTTGACAATTAGAACAATCTTTTGATTCTGCAAATGCTTCAATTGTTGATAATGAAGAAATATATAAAATATAAATGCACAAAATAACAATAAATGCAAGTAATAAAAATTTTAATATATTTTTTGTAGAATTTATATTTAAATTTATATTGAATAATTTCATAATTAATATAATATTATAAAATAATATATTAATAATATTTTTATTAAAAATAAAATTACTTTACTAAACTCGAATTAAATTGATTATTAACTAAAATAAATTTACAATTTTCTTCAAGATCTATAATATTTTTTGAATTAGTATAAGTGCATGTGCTTCTAAGCCCACCTAAATAATTTTGAATAGTATTTTCAAGAGATCCTTTATATTTAATTTTAATTTCTCTTCCTTCGGATGATCTATAATGTGTATTATTATTTGTTGCATAATTATTTTTCATAGCGTAACTAGAACTCATTCCATAAAAAAATTTAAATTTTTCACCAGTCTTTTCATCAACTATTAATTCTCCAGGATTTTCATCATGGCCGGCAAATATTCCACCAATCATTACAAAATCGGCACCACCACCAAATGCTTTACCTAAGTCACCTGGACATGTTATACCACCATCACTGATAATATAACAACCTGAATTTTTTACAGATTCACTACATTCAAGAACACAGCTGAATTGTGGCATACCAATTCCAGTTTGAATTCGAGTTGTACAGGCTGATCCGCCTCCAATACCTGCCTTAATTATATCAACACCGCATGATATAAGATCTAAAACACCTTCTTTTGTTGTAATATTTCCAGCAACAATTATTTTATTTGGATATAAATTTCTTATTTTTTTACAAAAACTTTTTAAATTTTCTATATATCCATTTGCCACATCAATACAAATAAATTTTACATCAAATTCTGTATTACTTAAAATAGTAATAAGATTTTCATAGTCAGAATCACCAATACCAGTAGAGATCATAAAATAATTTGGATCTAATTTAGTATTTTTATTATATTCAATCAAATCTTGTAATTTATAAAATTTATGAAGAGCAGTAATAATCTTATATTTACTTAAAACACTATAAACTTCTAATGTACCTACAGATGTCATATTTGCTGCAATAATTGGAATTCCAGTCCAAGTAATATTATTTTTAAAAGTAATCGTTTTTTCTAGATTAACTTCAGAACGTGAATTAAGTTTGGATGATTTAGGCAATATAAGAACATCATTAAAGTCAAAATATTTTTCATTATTTACAAATTTATTATTATAATTCATGAAATAAAATATAATATTATTTTTAATTAATTATTTAAATAATATTAATTTATATTAATTTATTATAGTTGTATATATTAATTATTGCAATGTCTATTAGAAATATATTTGCAGAACAATTAAATGTTGATTCTATTGAAAGTGTAAAACATTGTCCATCATCATTAATGAAATATATTGAAGATGAAAATGGAAATATTATTACAAAACTTACTAATGATGTAATTACTATAAGTGGAGATAGATATTCAGATTTTTCATTTGATGATGTACCAATTTGTGATCCAAATTTCTTTACAAGTGAAAATACAGAAGGATGTTGTAAAAAACAAGGAAACGCATCGGAAGAATATAAAGATCACAATATGGGTTATAAATATTTATTTAAACCTTTATATACGAGTGCAGGTATTAGAAGAGATGTTTCATATAATATATATCATAAACAACCAGTTCAAACATTATTTTCTTTTTTAGATGATCCAAATAAAATTACAAAATTTTTTAAATTAATATTTGCTAGTAGTTTTTTATTAATGTTATTGGCAATATTAGGAAGTTGTTATGAATTTTGGTTAAGATATGGTAATTCCATTGATTGTTTATATTATATAGGTAAATGTAAAAATATTGGAGATGAATCAAAAAGTGGAGAAGCAGGTAAAGTAAATTTAATAGATTATGTATTTCCAAATTCAATAACTTATTACCCATATCAAAAATGTGAAACTAATAAACAATCAGGTGGAAATAAACAAAAAGGAGGTGGTTTAATGGATTCATTAGATGAAAAACAAAGAGAAGGATTTCACAGTAATTATATTTCATATAAAAAAATAAATGGAAATACAACAAAATGTATAACATTAAATAATGATGATTTTAATACATCAGGAAGACCTTTTCCTTATAATATAGCAGATTTTGACATAGAAAGCAAAGGTATAAAAATAATATTAAAATTCATTTGTTTCTTATTTTTATTTCCAGTTTTAATTACCAGAATTATATTAAATAAATGTTTAACATATTTATCATCTGGATATCAAACCAATGTAAGAAATAATGTTATTATAAGCAATATAATTTTTGCATTATTTATAGGAGCAATTCCATTAAATTTAGGAGGGATAACTTTATTATCAGGTATAGTTAGTTTGATAGGAATTATTACTCCATCAATAGGTGCTGTTGGATCATTAATTTTAATTTTATTTCCAGAAAGAATAAAAGATTTTAAAAGGGCTTTAGAAAATTATAATGATGGAGAAGTTTCTACAGATTATTATAAGGTTTTAAAATTATTTGAACCAGATGGCTATTTTTATACTATATCAAATGTTACAGAATTAAAAGAAAAAGTTAAAAAAATTTTAGTAAATATTTTATCTATTATTCCATTTATAATATGTATGTCTATTGGTGTAGGATTAGGCTCTATTTCAAATTTAATAGCGACAATTTATATGACATTATCAACAATATTTAATTTTTTCTATATTCCTTTTCAAAATTCTTTAGAATTATTGGATATATTAAAAGATCATTCTAGTTTATTAACAATTTTATTATGTTTAACAGTTGTAGCGTCATCATCATTTGCATTAGATGGTACAACAACATCAATTATGAGTTCATTAGTTGCCATATTAATTTTATATAAAGTTTTAACATATAATAAATAAATATTCATATTAAAAATATATAAATATTTATTGTTAATTATATCAATGGGAAAAAAAAATAAAAATAAAAACAAAGAATTACCTTTTGTAAGTATTTGTACTCCAACTTTTAATAGACGTCCATTTTGGCCATATACAATTAAATGTTTTGAACATCAAGATTATCCAAAAGATAAAATAGAATGGATTATTATTGATGATGGAAGTGATTTAATTGAAGATTTAGTTAAAGATATTCCACAAGTTAAATATTTTAAATATGATACAAAAATGCCACTTGGAAAAAAAAGGAATTTAATGCATGAAAAATCGAAAGGAGATATTTTAGTATATATGGATGATGATGATTATTATCCTCCACAAAGAGTATCCCATGCTGTAAATATGTTACAATCACATCCAAATGCTTTATGTGCTGGTGCAAGTGAAATATATATTTGGTTTAAACATATTCAAAAAATGTATCAATTTGGTCCATATGGTCCCAATCATGCGACAGCGGGTACATTTGCATTTAAACGAGAATTATTAAAAGATCATAAATATGAAGAACATGCTGCATTAGCAGAAGAAAAAGCATTTTTAAAAAATTATAGTGTTCCATTTGTTCAATTAGAACCAAAAAAAACAATTTTAGTATTTTCACATATTCATAATACTTTTGATAAAAAAAAATTATTAGATAATGGTGAAAATCAATTTCAAAAAACATCATCACGAACTGTAGATGAATTTGTAAAAGAACCAGAATTAAAAGAATTTTATATGGAAATTATAGATAAATTATTGGAAGATTATAAACCAGGAGATCCATCTAATAAACCAGATGTATTAAAACAAATAAAAGAAATTGAAGAACAACGTAAACAAATGGCACAACAAAATCAACAAGGAAATGGACAAATTATATTAAATCAAGATGGAAAACAGATAGCATTAAATAATCAACAAATAGTTCAAATTATGCAAAAACAACAACAACAACTCCAAGAATTAACAAAATTATTGGTAGAAAAAGATAAAATGATTATTATGAAAGATCATGAATTAATGGAATTAAAAGAAAAATTATCAAATTTAGAAGTTAATTAATATTTTACAATAAATAATAATATTTTTAGTAACATTATTTATTATATTTATAGATTATAATAAATAATGTTAACTTCTTCAATGTGTGGTCCAGCAATTTTGTATATAGGATTTAGTTTAATTCAAATAATTATTGATTTATATAAGAATTTATTTAGTTCTGCATTTATTAAAATGATAGTTATGTTAATATTAGCATTAACAATAAATGTATTATGTGAAATGGGTTTACATGTCATTGCTTGGTTTTTAGTATTTATTCCAATTATTATGATGACAATAATATCTACATTATTATTAAAAACATTTGGAACAGATCCTAGTTCGAAGTATTTAAAATCTAAAGTAGTAAACGAAAATGATATAAATAAAAAATCTCCTATTCTTTCAGAAGAAGATAATTATGAAAGAATAGATAGAGATAAAAAACGAAAATTATTTTATGATAAAATAGAAGAAGTATATGATTTATCTAGTAATAAAGAAGATTTATATGATCTATCAAATAATAAAGAAAAATATTTTATAAGCAATTTATTTTTAAATAATTTCTTTATAGATTCTATAAATAATTTAAGTAATAGATTTAAAAATTTTGGTTCTAATATGATTAATCCATTAAATAGTTACAATAGTTTAAATTATAATTCACCCCATATTAATTCATTACCAATCACATCTAGTTTTGAAATAAGACCTGATAATATGAATGGTACTGATTTTGAATCATATGAAAAACTTTATAATGATAATTATAAATTAGATGGAAAAAGTATATTTGATTTTGAAAATAGAAGAAAAATGGAAATAAAATATCCAAATTATACTAAAGAACAAATTGATATACAAATAGAAGATAAATGGAATAAATTGAGTGCAGCAGAGCAAAATGCATATAATAAAACAGGATTAACTAATGAAAATAAATCGAATTATAATCCATATGATTTATCTAGATATAGAAGTCCTTTAATTCAAATGAATTATAATAATAAAAAATATACACAGTCATATGAACCATGTCCACCAGGAAAAGAAAGAAATAGTTTAAATATGTGTGTATTGCCATGTCCAATTGGTGAAGAAAGAATTATGGGAATTGGTTGTAAGACAATTTGTAATAATAATCAAAAAAGACAAAGTGATGGTACATGTATATAAATAATAAATATTTTTAATAAAAATATAAATAATTATATAATAATATAAATATAAAAATTTATATTATTAATAAATATATGAATAAATTAGATGATTCATATACTCTATGGTTACATAATATTTTTGATAATGACTGGAGTATAAATGGTTATAAAAAAATATATACATTTAATACATTGGAAGATGGAATAAGTTTAATAGAAAATATTAATAGCGAATTAGTTGAAAAAACAATGTTATTTTTAATGAAAAATAATATTAAACCAATATGGGAAGATGAAAAAAATTATAAAGGTGGATGTTTTTCATATAAAATAAATAACTCATTTGTTTATAATATATGGAAAAATTTAGTTTATAGATTTATTGGTAATACAATAAATGAAGATGAAAATATTGTTAAAAATATAACAGGATTATCTATTAGTCCAAAAAAAACATATTGTATTATAAAAATATGGATTTCAAATATTGATGAAGAAATAATAAATAATATGATTTTTAATAATTTTATATTAGAACAATTACAAATAAATGATAAAAATATTGAAGATTTAAAATATAAAGATCCATTTAATTTACATAAATTATGTGATTTAAATGAACAACAATGTATATTTAAAAAACATAATGTATTATATTAATTTTAATATAACCTATAAAAGAATAATATTTTAATTTTGGTAATATTAAATAATATTATTTAAAATTATTTAAAATTATTTAATATTATTTAATATTATTTAATATTATTTAATATTATTTAAAATTTTAATTTAATTACTAGGTGGTAAACATGCCAAACATAATTTTATTTCACCTAAAGATGCTACATTATATTTTACAATTAACGGTTTGTTATTTTTTAAAAAAATTTCAATTTGACTACATAAATTTGTGCATTTTATAAAATAAACTAAATTTTTAAGTGAAAACTCTCCTTGAATTATTTCACTATCATTATCTTTTTTAATAAAATGCATACTATTTGAACCAATACTTTCACTTCTTCTAATTTCTGCTTTTGCATATTGTCCAACACATTTAAAAATTAACTCTTCGCCTACCGATTTTAATTCTAATTTATCAGAAATATTTGCAAGATCTCTAATAATTTTTTGAAAATCAGAGGATGGCATATTAATAATAGATGAATAATGTATATCAGGAATATCTAATTGTTCATTTTCTGGTTCTATTAATGTTAATTTTTGAATTTTAGATTGTTTTATGGAACCATTTTCAAATTTTAAACCTAATTCAGAAACAACACCATCTATATAATCTTCATTTTCGATATATATAGTTAAAGTATCATCATTATCTATAGATGTTATTAATTTAAATAAATGAAACATATTAACACCAATTATAATTTTATCATATTTACATTCATAAAATTCAAAATTTTCTGCCTTTAAAAATAAATGAACTAAAATAGTATGGCTTTTATCCATATTAATAATTTTAATTCCTTCTTTTGTAAAAATAATATTTGTATCTAATAAAATATCTTTTAATGCTGTCATTAATATTCTAAAAGGTGCTATTTGAACAGTTTTAATAGTTAATACATTATTTAAAGAATCATTATTGGGTTCTATTTCGGCCATTATTATTATTATTGAAATATAGGCTTTAAATAGTTATAATTATTTTATAATTACAATAAAATAATTTATATATTTAATTTAAGTTATATTGAGTATATGAAATTTATAAAATCTTTAATATGTAATTGTTTGTGTATTAATAATTTAAATTGTATTAATTTTCCACGTCAATATTATGGAATAACAAAAATAAAAAAAATATATTATCAAAATAATATTTATTATGATATTTATCAAGATAATATAAATAATATGTCATATGATAATATAAAAAAAAAATATATAAAATATAATAGTTTGACTGCTGAACATATTTTTCCACAATCTTATACAAAAAATTATAAAAAAGCAAAATTTGATATGCATAATATATTTTTAACAGAATCAATATTAAATAGTAATCGTTCAAATTATAAATTTAGTGATGAAAAAATTGAATCAATGGAAGATATTTATTTATTAGATTATGACTATTTTTTACAATATAATCAAATATTAAAATATAATAATTTTTATGAAAATGAAATAAATAATTATAAAAATAATAAAAAAAAAATATTTATTCCAAATTTTTATTCAAGAGGTTTAATTGCACGTTCAGTTGCATATATGGATTTTACTTATAATAATATTGATTTAAATAATGTTATAGAAAAAGAATTACTAATTAAATGGAACTATGAATATCCACCAACATTTATTGAAAAAAAAAAAAATGCAATAATTAATAATTATCAAGGTAATAAAAATATTTTTATAGATAATTATAAATTAATTGATTATATTTATAATAAATAAAATAATTTAAAAGTAATTTTATAATTTTAAATTATAAAAAATGGAAAATTTAGAAGTTATTAGTGTTCCAAAAAACTATGCAATTTTAATGGTTAATATTATTGGTGTATGTTCAAAACGGGGTGCATTTTCTCCTGAAGAATTTAAACCAGTAGGAGAACTTTTTGATTTTTTAAAAAAAGAACTTAAATTAGATCAAGTAGAAGAATCAAAACAAGAATCAAAAGAAGAATCAAAACAATAATGAAGTAATTAAAATTTATATATAATTAAATAGATCAGAACCCCAACTTATCAAATATATAAAAATATTATAAAAAAATATTATGTTTCAATCATTTCAATATAACTTTTTTTATTATTTTTGGTATACCAAATAATAATACATATATATTATTTCGTTTAATATATGTTTTTTTACAATAACCAAACATATATTATTTATAATAATATTATATTTTATAATTAAATTATTAATTCAATTGGACAATGGTCAGAACCTTTAATATCCATTAAAATATTGCATTCTTTTATATTATTTATAAAATTTTTTGAAGTAAGGAAATAGTCAATACCCCAGCCATTACTTTGTCTTCTTTGTGCTTTTAAGAAATTTGACCAATAAGTAGATTTTTGTTTATTGGGATTTAAATTACGAAATACATCATTTAAATCAATCATTTCTAATAAATATGAAAAATCAATTCGTTCCATATCAAAGAAACCTGCTACTTTATTTTTTTTACTTTTTGGATTACATATATCAATATCTAAATGAGCAACATTCATATCTCCACAAATAATAATATTTTTATTACTATATTTTTCTTTTATTGTAGTAATATAATTTTTAAAATTTTCATTCCAATTAATCCGAAAATGGTATCTTTCACAATCAAATTTTTGTGAATTAGGAACATATACATTTATTAAAATAAAATCTTCAAATTCTAATGTTAAAATTCGACCCTCATTATCCCAATCAGGATATTCAAGATTATTTATGGGTGGACTGGTACACCAAATACTTACACCAGATAATCCTTTTCTTTGTGTAATACCTTTTGTAGAATTCCAAAAACGGTATTGAAATTTTTCTATAAATTTATTATCTAGTTTAACTTGTTCTTCTTCTGCTTTTGTTTCCTGAATACACAAAATATCTATATTATCATTTAAAATAAAGTTTTCAAATTCAGGTTTTTTTAAAATTGCTCTAATACCGGCAACATTATATGATACAATTTTCATTGTTATATATAATAATTATTTGTATTTAGTTATTATATATATTTCTATATCAATTTTATTTATTAATTTTTTCATTAATACTTTCTCTATCATCTATACAATCATAAATTTGTTCTAAATATTGTAATTCACTTACATTTTCATCTATGTTATTAAAATTTATTTTACTATTATCTATATTATTTTTAAAATTTAAATTTTTTTTATAAAATTTATTGAAATCTCTATTTTGTTTATTTGTAATACAAAGATTTTTATAATAAATAAAATCATTTTTTTTAATATTATTTATTAAATTTCTCATATTATAGTAATAAAATTATATTTAAATTTTAAAAGTATATATTTTTATACAATAATATAAAAATATATTCTCTTCAGCCTGATTCGAACAGGCGACCTAAGGATAGCCGTTGGTATAAAAAGTGAAGGATATATATTAGACCAATTACAGTCCTCCGCTCTACCAACTGAGCTATGAAGAGATTATAAAAATAATAATAGTATAATAACTATTATACTATAATTGGGTTATTTCTTTAAATTATTTTTTATATTAATCTATATATATTTTTTAATTTTCAACAATAATTATTTATATAATATTTTGACGCAAAAAAAAGTTAAAATAACAATTATAATATAATCTAAAACTTTAGAAACAGATGGTATTATTTTTTTTATAGCAAATAATAATTTTTTTACTAATAAGAATTATTTTTAAATTTAATATTTAATATATATTATTTATTTTATTTAAAAAATAAAATATTTAATAAATATAATACTATGAATTTATCAAATCCAAATAATTATAATAATAATTATAATGGTAAAGTTAATATAATGGGTCCAAACTTATCTACAAAATTTTCTATGATGGATAAAATTCCAATTAATACAAATACTAATTATCAAAATGTATTAGCAGGAAATTTTGAGAGATCACGATTAAGTGATGCTTTTTTTTCACAAGAAAATATTCAAATAATACAAAATGGTATTCGAAAAGGTGTATATGATAAATCAAATCAAAAAATTAATGTTGATAATCAACCACAAGATGTTGTTGTAACAGTTATGAGATCAATGTATTTACAAAATTCAAAAAATTTAGATACTAATATTCCTGGTCAAATTCAAGAATTAAATAATTTAGTTTTAAATTATTGTGTGAATAATGTTTATAATGAGGCAATATCATATTTAAATTATAAAAGAGATTCTAGTACAATGCATATGCCAATGAGTGCTCCTATATATTCAAATAAAACAAATAAAACATTAGAGCAAAAACCATGGTTTTAAAAATATCAATTAGATAAATTTATATTGGGATATTTTTTTTCTAGCATTTGCATTTTATATATATACGAATAAATATTATTTTCTAATCTTTTTATTTCTTCTAGTTTATCTTCACGCTGTGATATTCTTTGAGGATTCCTACGCGTTGATCTATATGCACCTTGACTATCAAGTATATCTAATTCTTCTTTTTTTTTTTCCATAGTTTCTTTATTTTTTTCTATATTTTCTTTATATTTTTTATAGTTTTTTTTGTCTTCTACTAAATTTTTTAATTCTTCTTCATCTTCTAATTCTTTTGTCATAATTTTAACTAATTTAGGTTCATATATTCCAAGACGTTCTTTTACGTAAAATTTAATTTCCTCTTTTAAACCTTTTGCAAATTTTTTATTTTTATATTTTCTAGTTTTAGTTTTATTTTTATTAGTTTTAAATTTATTAGTTTTATTTTTATTAGTTTTAAATTTATTAGTTTTATTTTTATTAGTTTTAAATTTATTAGTTTTATTTTTATTAGTTTTATTTTTATTAGTTTTAAATTTATTAGTTTTATTTTTTTTCATAGTTAATTATATAATAATAAAATATTTTGTAAATAATTAAAAAATATTTTATATATTTTGTTAAGCATAACTATTTAATGATTTGGTATATGGATTACTTTTGAATGCACTTAATAAAGACTCATCCATACGAGCATTATTAAAATTATGATCATATGTTTGTATTCCATTCACTTCTCCCATAAATTCTGTTGAAGGTACTATACTTGGACCTCCTTGAATTACATTACTACGATTATTATTAAATAATGTTTCATCTCTCTTAATTTCACTATTATTATAATTATTAAATAAACTCATATTTCCTTGATTTGGATGCAATTCATATGTTTTATTTACATTATTTTGTTGAGCATATGCAGAATTATATGTACGAATACCTTGTCCGCTTGATCCGGCATTACCCATATGTTCATAATTTGTTGTAGTACGTTGATTATTGTAATTTTGATGTTGAGCAATGTGTGCTGAATTTGAATTATGTCCTTGTGGTTGTAAATTTAAATAATTCATACCAATTTTTCCAGTAGTCATTTCTCTATTTGTTACTTTTGTTTTATCATTTGAATTAAACATATGTCCGGTTGATGTTAAACCATTAACATTTCCAGTTTGGCGTAAATTTCCAATAATGTTTTCTTTTCTTGTTGGGTTCAAAATATCTAATAATGGAGCAACTACTGCTTTTGCTATTCCATAAACACCACCAAATGCTACTTCATCTTGATCTGTGGTTCTATTATTTGGTAAAACATTATAATTACCATAATCGCCAGGTTGTGCAGAACCTTTTCCTTCTAATGTAGCATTACTAAAAGGCAATTGTCCTAAACCCTGGCGTTTGGATTCTTCAACTTCTGAATTTACATATGTTGTTTGCCCTTTACCACCTCCACCATAATATTCACGAGTAGTATCTATTCTGTTTTCCATAGGTATAACTTGGGTTGGTCTAATTGCAGGTGCTTGTTCTGCTCCAGTAGTTGTAAACCACCGAGTTGGACCAACTTCATGATATTTTTCAGGTAAATGTTTTTCAACTTTTCCAATTTGACCTTGAACTTTTATAGCACTAATTGCAGGACCTTGATGTCCATTTAAATCAAACGTTTGTTTTTGATTATTTGCAACTCTTAAATCGTCTACACTTTTAGGCATCCATGTTTCACGTGCCATCATACCATTATTATATCCACCCATACCTTCAACTCCACCACTATTAAATCCTTTTTCATTTTGTGATCCATAGCCTAAATTAAGTCCTGGTCCAACTCTTTGTTGTTCCCATAATGTTACATTTGACATTTTCATAGATTCATTCATTCGAGATTGAAAAAAATCACTATTATTTTGCATACCATATTGAGTATTTGTATGTTCATCTGGTTTAAATAAAGGGGCTTGTTCACTTTTACTAAATTGTTGACTTCCAAAACCTTGTTTATTATCTAAAATTGCTTCTGTTGTATTTAAGTCAACAGTTGCTCCTCTAATTTTAGCACCAAAATATGGTTGCATATTATTATGTTTAAAAGTATTTAAATCCATTTTTTCACCAGTCATTAATTTTATTTGATTATTTGCTAATGTTTCACCTTCTTCTGTTAACATATTTTTTGTTTGACCAATATTTCCCATAAAATATTTATCTGTGTGTTGATTTGAATTATTATAACCATTAATTAAATTAGCATTTTGTTGACTAAAATCATCAAGTTTTCTTGTTTCATAATTTGAAAATCCTTCAGTATTTTTATTATTTTTAATTGTATTTACTATAAATTTTTCTCTATTTTCTTTGTTATTTCCAGAAATAAATTCTTCTTCCTGTACTTCTTCCAAAATATCTTTTTGAAAACCTTCTTTTTTTTTTTCTTGTTCTGATAATATATATAAACTACCCAATACTACTACTGGAATTGCTAAAGCAGCCATTATATAATTAATTATATAATAATAAATAATATATTTATTATATAATTTGATTTAAATAATTATACTAAAATATTTTGATTAAAATAATTTAAAATTTTTAATGATTTTCCATTGCATAATAATCTTTTTCTAGCATTCTTGATGCAATATTATTATGAAAAGGCATACATACATTTTCTTGTGGATTCATTAATAAATAATTAAAATTATTTGGAACATTTGGTGTATTAACAGAATCTAATTCTCTTAAAGTCCATGCCGGATGACTTGCTCGAGGCTGTCCAGTTATTTCTTCTTTATATATTGGATAATTTCCAACATTATAAAAATTATTATTACTTAAATAATCAGTATAATTATTATTTTTAAGAAGATCTCGATTTAATAAACGTGTTTGACCTCTTAAATCACTTTCTATATTTATTTGATTACTAGATAAATTTGCACCCCATTTTTGCATTCTTAAATGAGGATCATTTATAAATGGAACTTCCAAACCATTTCCAGGAACATTAATTCTATAATTACCAATATTTGTAGTTTCTTCTAAATATTTTTGAATTCTACATGGATCATCATGAAATCTTGTAAAGGCCATATTATATTAATAATATAAATTATATATTGTTAATATTATAATTATTTATATTTTTTTTCTAATATTTAATAATATATTTATTAAATAGTTTCTTTTCCTGCTTCTGCTAATAATTCATTTAATTTAGATTTCAATAAAGTATTTTCTGCCTTAAATTCATTTACTTTATTTTTTAAATCATTATTTTCATTTTTTAAATTATTTATTTCTGTTTGTTGATTTTGTACTATTGCATCTAATTCTCTTGTTGCTTGTATATGATACATTTCAATATTATGATATGCTACACTATAAGGCTGTTGAGAAGGAGGGTCATCTGGTGTTAAACTTTCAATTTCACCACCATCTACGCACCACGCCAATTCAGGAATCTTTAATAGGTCTTGTGCTATTAGTCCTGCTTCGTCTGTATATGGTTCATTTAGGACGCCATTGTAGTTTTCATCTTTTAATGTCATTGTTTTTTGATACTTTTGAGGCTTCAATTTTCTTATAGTGTTTAAACAATTAGACAAATCAACTTCATTATGTTTAATTCTATCATCTGATACATGTGCATAAGAATGTGAACCCCTAAAGGGTTGGGAAAGTCTTACACGTAAATTAATCCATGCAGAAGAACCGTTCCAGTCATTTTGACACCACATTCCACCTTCTCCTGTTGAAAGACTTAAATGACCACTATTATGTCCGTATATTACAGTAGTTTGAATATACCCACCAAACGTAACTAATCCTGTGACTGATTGATTACTTGTTGTAGTAGTTGAAAGAAAATCGCCTCCTGCTGGTCCCCAAATTGGTGGAACATTACTTCCTTGTGATTTTAATACTTCTCCTGATACTCCAAAATTATTATAAATTGTTAAACCTCCATTAATGTTTAAATCACCAGAAACATCTAAATTATTAAATGAAGCATCTTTTTGTTGTTTTAATAGATTTTCACTTAAATCATAAAAATTATTACATAAATCATTTATTAAAGAAATTATTCCATTATCATTTGAAACAACATATTCATCACTTTGTTCAAACACAATTCTACTATTATTCATTAAAATATTTCCACTCATATCCAAAATTCCAGTAACATTTATTGTATCACATGAAATATCTAAAGTATTATTTCCAAATTTTAATTTAGTTGATTCTATTAAAGAATTTACATAATTCGAATTTGTTGAAACAACACTATTTCCATGTAATAAAAATACAAATCTACCATTGATTTTATCTAATATTGCATTATATTTATATTTATCTAATAAAAATTCATTACTATCTGTACTAGATGGAACAGTTGTTACAATACTCCAATTAATTCCATCACTACTTTCAATTGTATCTTTATATGTATATACAATAAATTTATCAATACTATCTGCCCATAAACCAGCCATAAAGTTTTTAAAATGACTAGTTGATAAATTTATATCTGGTAAATTAGTATTTACAACCGATTCTGTCCATGTTAAACCATCATTGGAATAAAATATATTAATTTTATCATAATTTACAATTATAGCAACAACCTTTTCTATTTTTTCTGAATAAATAACAATCACGGGTGGTACATTTTTTTGTCCTCCTAAACTTAAATGAGATGTCCAATTTAATATACTCCATTCATTTTTAGCACCACTAGTTGTATATAAAATTTTAATTGTACCATATGCTTGTCCATAAAATAAAATATATCTAGATTCATGTTTTATATATGTTGAAGTAATTGATTGAGAATTATTATTAATTCGAACATCTGTAATTTCATTAGTAGTTCCATATTCATTTCCATATGCATATTGATACCAATTTAATCCACCATCAGTACTTAACAAATAATGTTTATTTTGATTCATTTCCCAATCTCTATCATCCATGTATAATATTGTACATATTAATGTATTATTTCCAATATATGTTAATTGCATATAATCATCACCATATTCATCATTACTATTTGTTGAATTAAAATCTGACCCTGTTAATGTGGAAATAGTCCATGATAATCCAGTAGAACTATACCAGATTGTATGAACACTACTATATTTATCTCTTGAAATAACAAAAAATTTATCTAATTCCGAAATATATTTTATATTTTTATACATAGTATTACTAGTAAATATAGATGATAAATTTGTTGTTACTTCATTCCATGTAACACAATCAGAACTAGACCACATTTTTGTATTACTTATTAAAATATAAATATTTTGAGTAGGCGAATATGCAATTCCACCTAACTGTGTGAAAGAATTTAAATTTGAATCTGTTGTAGTTGAAGTTAATTGTGTATAAATATTAGTTTTTTGTGTTTCAGATAAAGATATTATATTTGTATTAAATCCAAAATCACCATTTTTAATTAATAATGTGCCACTAATATCTATATTTCCAAATGAAGCATCATCATAATTTTTTAAATTAATACCTGTTAATTGACTACCGTCACCAATAAAAGAATTTGCAGTAATAATTCCATTACCAACATTTAGAGAACTATCATCAGTTTTCCATTGACTTTCTATTTTATTATAATAAAAACTTTTACTAGTACCATCATTAAAACTTATATCTATACCTGCATCAGTAGAGGATGTTGCATTTAATTTTATACGATTATCGCATATATCTAAAGTTGTTGAATTTATAGTGGTTGTAGTTCCTTGAACTTCCAAATCTCCTTTAATAATTAATTTACCAGTATTATTATCATGAACTTCTGGATCAATTACCATATTTTGTCCACCTTTGATAGTATTAACATAAAGCATTCCATTCATAGAAATATCACCATTATCGCCTTGAGCCAATAATGTTACTTTATTAGTATTACCATTTTTTAATTCTAAATCTCTTAAATTCGCTTGTCTAGCGGCAGATATTATATTAACACCATCAACAGCATAATTTGTCGCACTTATAGAATTAACATTTGTTATATCTCTATTTGTAATATGAATTTGTTCTAAACTTATACCTGACAGAGGTGTCTTCGAGATTATATTATCTATAGAGAGAGTTCCAGTCATACTAACATTACCAGTATCTCCAGATGCTAAAAATGTTTCATTGCTATTACTATCTTTCATTTCTATAGCACTGAATCTTGCTTGATTATTTGCAACTAGAAAATATCCATAATTTGTATAGTATTCTTGTGCATATATGCTATGAATATTTGTTATATCTCTTCCTGTTATATTAACTTGTTCTAAACTTATACCCGCTCCTTGTGTCTTAGATGTGATATTATCTATATAGAGAGTTCCACTAATATCTAGATCTCCAAATGAAATATCTTGACCTTGAATAATAGCAGTATCAGATATTCCTTTTATTTCTTCCCAATCTTCATTGTGGGATGTTTGAAAAATTTCATTAATATTTCTATCTACATTATTTCTTATACTTTTTGAATATCTTTTCCAATGACCTAATTTAACATCATTTAAAGAAGAAAAATTAGTTCCTAATTTTAAATTAATATCGGCTAATAAAAGAGCTTTATTTGTAATTGGATTAGATATATTATCAAATAATCCACTAGGAATAACATCAGTTTTTCTTTTTCTTACTATAAAATTATGACTATTATCTATTCCTAATGTTGTAACATCACCAATATAAATTGTATTATTAGAAACATAAATATCTCTAACTTTTTTATCAACACTGCCAATATCAAAAGTATCGTCTATTGAAGGTATGATATTACCACTAAATTCTATGTTATTAAATGACGCATCACCATTTACATATAAATTTCCTAATATGTTAACATTTACATAATTAATTGAATCTGATAATAAATAACTACTATGTGTTTGAATAAAATTAGTATCTTGCGTTGTAATTACTAATCTACCAAGCTTTGAATTCCAAGCTAATTGTCTATTGTTAGTTCCTAAAACATAATTACTTGGACTTCCTGATATTTCATTATGGCTTCCATCCCAATTAATACCATCTGAACTATATAATATTAATTTATCACCACAAGCAACAAAATATTTAATATCTTCAATCCATATTACATCATGTAAATAACTCCAACCACTTGATGCATTAGTTATATTATTTGTTTCTTTCCAAATTATATCTGATGGACTAGAATATCCTTCTTCTGATATAGTATAATATATTCTATTTCCTACACTAACTGTTCTTTTTAAACTTGGACTATGTGCTATACCCCAAATATATCCTGTTTCAGTTTCATTATTACCACTTGTATTTTGTACATTGTTAAAATACGTCCAATTTTCACCACTAACATCACTATACCAAAATGTTTTATTATTTGAATCTCCATCATTATGATTTGCACCTACAAAACCATTTATTGTGGAATTCCAAGAAAGATTCCAAAATTTATTATCAACATTATATGCATCTGTTCCATGAATATTAGATTGTTTTGTAAATGATAAAGTATTTCCATCACTTGTTTCTGCTGTTACAACATTATTATCAGCACCTACTAAACATATTATATTTGATACAGGTGAAAATGCTACTGCTGCAAGATTATAATTAAAAGTAATACTATTCCAGTCCATACCATTGCTACTATAACCTAAAACTCCATTAAAATTATTAAAAAATGAAATAAATTTATTTGTATTACCGCCACACCATATAATATAAGAAAAGACAGTATTAGAATTTGATGGTACACTACTATTTGCTATATTCCAAGTAATACTATCTGTACTATAACAATAATATCCAGTTGCTGGAGCAAAAGCAACATATATATCTAACGTAGGTGAATATGCAATATTGGAAAAAAGATAAGAATTATTAGTTATTACTGATCCAGTTGAATCATCAATAAAATCTCTACTAAAATTTCTTATGTTTTCAACAGTTGGTGTTCCAGGTACTGTATTACCAAATTGTGTGTCTTCTTTTATATTTAATTTTCCACTAATATCTACATTTCCAAACGAAGCATCATCATAATTTTTTAAATTAATACCAGTTAAATTACTTCCATCACCTATAAATGTATTTGCAGTAATAATACTTCCATTACCACCACTAAATTCTATGTTATTAAATGAAGCATCACCATTTACATATAAATTTCCTAATATGTTAACATTTACATAATTAATTGAATCTGATAATAAATAACTACTATGTGTTTGAATAAAATTAGTATCTTGCGTTGTAATTACTAATCTTCCAAGTTTTGAATTCCAAGCTAATTGTCTATTGTTAGTTCCTAAAACATAATTACTTGGACTTCCTGATATTTCATTATGGGTTCCATCCCAATTAATACCATCTGAACTATATAATATTAATTTATCACCACAAGCAACAAAATATTTAATATCTTCAA